TACCGCGTAAAAACAGGGACGTTTGATTACCGCAGCCCGTTTCCCGACTCGCCGCTGTTTAAAAACGAAGTGGAATCTGCAAAGCCGGTGGCAATACGGGAAGTAGCGGTTTTATGGCTGACGTTCAAAAAGCCGGACTGGGCGAACAGCTCGTCTGTGACGACCGAGCGGCGGGTGCGGGTTAGGCTCGACCCTATCGGGAACAGTCGGGACATCAATTCAATAATGCAGCTAGATCTGCTTAACCTGCGTATAGCGCTGCTCTACCCGGCAGAACGTGAACATGTGATCGCTGGCGATCCTGACAGGAATGCGTCACGGTGAAATCTGCGCTTTGGCCTGGGAAGATATAGACCTCGAAGCGAAGACAATAACCGTGTCGCGAAACCTGACGCCTCAGGGTCTGTTCATCCCGCCGAAAACGGAAGCGGGCAACAGGTTAATAAACATGATCGATGCAGCAGCAGAGGTCCTCCGCGACCAGCGCGAGCTGACAAGAATGTATCCTCAGACACCCTTCACCTTGCATACCAGGGAGTACGGTGAGCGCATCGAGGAGCAGTAAACATTCGTCTTCAACACCAGTCTGGATTCAGTAAACGGCAGGTCAGGCGCTTACTATTCGACGGATTCGCTTGGGCAAATATGGAACGGTGCGCTAAGGCGTGCAGGTCTTCGCCACCGTAAGGCATATCAGTCCAGGCACACTTTCGCATGCTGGGCATTGTCGGCAGGCGCAAACCCGAACTACGTCGCCGCGCAAATGAGTCACTCGGATGCGCAGATGGTGTATCGGGTTTATGGCGCCTGGATGTCAGAGAACAATACGGATCAGCTTTCCCTCATCAACACGAAAATGAACGATCTTGTGCTACATACGTGCTTCGCTAAAGTGGCCTTATAAAATTCCTTGTAGTTTCAGACACTTATGCGCTTATACCTGCATATTCATAATGCAATGGTAGGAAAAATAGAGCGAGCAAAGATCACATCGAAAGCCCGCGCCAACAGAGCATTGCCGCAATCACTTGCCAACCTTGTAGCGAAGAGATGGTAAAGATTGCGGCAATTTTTTGTCCCATTGCTGCCCCACAGAAAATGAGGCCTCCTTTCATATCGTCGGCCGGTACGGGTCCTCATCGTCGAGAATCGTAGCCGTCACTTTCCCCAGCACGATAATCCTCTCCATCACCTCGCCTTCAAGAGTTTCGCCGTCTGGTGTAATCAGTCCCGATGAGAACAGAATCCCGATCATCGGATAGCCATCGTACTGAAACGCCACTTCGTCACCAGGCTTCACTCGGTCCGCGCTGTCAACGATGACAAAGCCATCCTGCGTTTCGATGCGGAAACTGCTAGAAGTGAAATGCGCATAATCCGGTTCCGCCTGCTTTAGGTCGTAAGGCTCAGCCGAGGCAGTCACATCACGTACCCCATGTTGCGCAGCGCCCACGTCTTGTTTTCCATCACAGCGTCGATCTCAAAGAAGTTGCTCTGATAGCGCAGGATATACTCGTTGCACTGCTCCAGCGTCCAGTGGTGGTTGTACTTTGCCAACATCAGACGGAACTCATTCGTTGTTACTATCCGTCTGCTACGACTGTCCAGTTTGATTGCGTCCCGAAATGCCCAGCCGACTTCGTACCCGCGCGCCATAAATTTCCCCTTTTAAAATTACTGTATATAAACACAGTAATATCAGAGGGGCTTTTTGGCAAGCCGCTGCGTTTGGGGCTTTTGTAAGGAGCATGATGCGAAAGGGATTTTTACAGAACAGAGCGGATTAATTGGATAAACTTTAACCAGACACTCCATAGTCTGCTCAGATAGTTGAGCACCGTATCTACCCCATCGACAAGGCTTTTTAATTCTCTCACGTTAATCAATCAGGCATAATGGCTGTATTGTTTACTGGCATTAATTTAGGTTTCACTATGGCGAAACAAGGAAGAAGCAACCTATTAGACGCTGTCAAAGTTATCATGGCTTTTCTGGTAGTATCTATACATACCATCATTCCCGGTTCTGAATTGAAGTATTTACTGACGCAAGGCATTGCGAGAATTGCAGTGCCGTTTTTTTCCTGTCAGCTGGGTATTTCTTTTCGGGGAAAGACAGTTCTGATGATCTAATTAAAGTTTTAAAGAGATTGTTCTATCTTTATGTTTGCTGGTGGTTGTTTTACCTTCCTTTTATTTCTAGGGAGTTATACAGCAACAATTTCAGCTTAGAAGGTTTTTCTTTTAATTTAATGCTTTTGATAGTTAAGGGGTGGTGCCACTTATGGTTTATGCCAGCTATGATACTTGGTATTTATACGTACTACTTACTGAGAGGGAAAAAGTATCTTTATACAGTGGCATTAGCTCTTTATATAATCGGCGTACTAATTCAAAATACTATTACACCAAGCCAGTACTCCATACTGTATTATAGAAATTTTTTGCTATTTGGCTTCCCGCTTGTGGCTTTAGGGTCCTTGTTAAGGAATAGTTTCTTTAGCAAGATTTCAACCAGTAACTTGTTAGTCACCCTTGTCATATCAATCTCTATGCTAATAGCAGAAAGCGCAATGAAATTCAAGGAAGGGATATATAGTAATGACATGCTAATTACAGCCCCAATCGTAGCCTCCATTCTGATTTTGCTTGCAGCTAACGCTTCTATAAACATTCAATTCGACACTAAAACCATGGCTACAAGCATTTACTTTATTCACTTCTTCTTTTATCTGATATTAAAAAACCATATTGCTAATGACGTATACTTATTCTTCTCCGTTTCTGTGTTGTCAGTATTATTTAGCCTAGTGATGAGAAAATCATTGCTTTACAGAAAGATATTTACTTAACAATAGCTATCTCCAAACAATCGCCTACCAGGAAGAAAGAATAATTTTTCCAATTCAGTGTACGCGGTGATATTGCCGCGTTTATACCCCTTATCTCCGCAGCCTGCTCAAATCGGCGCGGTCTACCTCTGCCCCGTCGCCGGGCTTTTTTAAGCGTCGAGGCCGTCTAAAGCTTTAATGCGTGCGTGCAACTCTTCGATTGCTTCGTCGCGTGCTGAAATTTGCTTTTCGAGCGCCTGAATAGCGAGCGTCATTTTTGCCATGATTGCTACCTGGTCAAGCCCATATGCACCGTAAGGGTTCGGGTCCTTTTCCAGATCATACCCGTCAGGGAGTCCTTCGCCTGTTACACATTCTGGCGATACCGCAGCCAGGTCGTTTGCAATGTACCCCAGCATATCTGCTGTCTCTGGAATAATGCCTCTTGCTTTCATCTTGAAAGTAGCTGGCTTCCATTGCATTACTTCTTCCAGAGCCTTGTCTTTATCATCGCGGTACGTGATATCTTTTTTCAAAGCGCGATCAGACACCGCGGCTAAAGTGATAGCGCCTACTCGGTCTGCGTTTATCCATACTTCAACCTGTGAGCTACCGTTCCAGTTGTAGTTGAAACAATGCCCGCTATATGCTCCCGTAGCTCCGGCTCTACACTGGTAACCGCCCGCCACACGAAATCTCGCTGCGTTTGCAGTCCCATGGCTGAACTCTAGCGCGCCAGCGTCTCCAGTTATGATCCTGTGCGTGAAGTCGTCAGTACTTTTGCCGTGGTGGAAATCGATATAAGGCTGAGAGGATGAAAGTTCTATTCCACTAAACAGGGGATAGGCGCTAGTACCTAGCCCTAAATTTGTTCTGGACGCTGTTATATCAGCCAGGTCAGAAAGGTTTTTATTTTTGTTTAATACGGTATTCCACGCTGGACCTGTGTACTGGCTTCCATCAGGAAGCGTAACTGTAACGTTTCCGGTGCCGCTGAAAATCTGCTGCCAGTTAGCCTTATCGAGATTCAGGCCGCGAATAGCTTTAGCGACATCAGCAGCTACCTGAGCGGTAATCCCTACCAGCGTTCCATTAGGAACCGCTGTCCATGCAATTCCTGAGGCGGTTGGGCCTCCATAGGCCGTGATGAGTGTAACCCCGGTTGCCGAATTAACGGACTGAACGCCGAGAGTGTAGGTGATGCCGCCAATGACGGCGACGATAAAATCATTGGCTTTCAGGTCTGAAGTAAAGTTCGTTCCCAGCCCTGTAATTGCCGTTGAGTTGTTCGTAAGTGAAATGGAACCAGCTGACATATTTTTCTCCGGGCAATAAAAAACCCGACAATTTTGCCGGGTTATATTCGTTTTAAGGGTTTAATCAGAAGTAATAGCTGGCTTCTATGCATGGGAGCTGGCAGGACGCCTGAACAGCTTTCGGGTACTGGTAAACAGCAATTTCTTTTCCGGTAGATTTTGCCCTGGCTGTGGAAATTGCGTTGCCGTTCATTTTCATGCCGGACTCAAGGCATTTCCTGAAGCTGTAAGTGCTGTTGTTCCTTGAGTAATCGCCCCTCTGCACGCCGAGGCTGCATAAAGGCACCATCGGCTGCGAAACGGAACCGGTTGGATTTACCCATGCGAGGACCTCGCCAGTCGAGCCATCAAAATTTTCATAAGCGCCCATGTCGTAATAGGCATCGGTCCACATGACCGGCGGGTATTTACTGGAGTAGGTTACCTGGTTAGCGGCATTCCTGATAACCATGCCGTAGCCCGAAACAGGGAGCGATGGCGAGAAACCACAGGATACAATGACAATCTGAACGTTACTTACCGACCCACCTTGCACCGAGCCGTCAATACTGCCAAATGATGTATAAGTCCTTATGGCATTTGTTGCCCTGTCAAGGTAAAGCGGCGTATCGGTATTTGACCATCTGGCAAAAACGATGTAATTACCGAGGTTCAGCACGTCAGACGGAATTGCCCATTCGCCGCTGATATTTATTGTTGCCCTGTATGTCACAAATCCCAGATATGAAATATCCCCTATTTCCATAAAGTTGGAGCCATTGGTGATTCGAACTCCATACTGAACGGCTGGGTTAGCTGCATAAGACACAGAAAATACGTCTGCATAACCCGCTTCAACTGCAGAGGGTGTATTTCCATTGGGACTAATATATTTCGCGTTATAGATTAATGAGCTTCCGTCAAATGACAGACTTCTGATATAGGTCATCGGCGGCCCGGCCGGGTTAGTTCCGTCATAAACTCTCACCAGGCTGCGCGGTACAATCAGGGCCCGGCTGCCAGCGGGCTGCTGCTTAAAGCCGCCAGCAGAGCCCGCGTTTGCCATCATTGATGCGCTGCCGAGATAAGATGCGTACCGCATTGAGGCGTCGAGTATTATTTGCTTTCCGCCATCATCCGGCGTGATTCTCACTCCGTAAATATCTGCCATCAGTTTAGTTTCCCCGCCTTGAAGCGCTCGACGCCGTTAGCATCATAAACAGCCATGCCGGTTTCATTGAAGACGCTACCGCCTGATGTGCCTGAACCTCCATATAATTCAAAAGTGCCGTCGTTTCGCATAATCGTTCCCGATTTTCCAGCAACGTAATTAGCTGAGTACCATGAACCCACTTTGGCGAGGGTAAATGATGCATAATTAATAAACGCATCCCTGATAAACACCTGACCATTGATAGCCGCGAACGCCAGTTGATAAGTGCCGTTGGTAGTGTTGTAAATACCGAAATTATCAGCACTGAAAAGTGCATAAGACTGGACAGAACCATTATTCCCTTCAACTCCCAGTTGCATGCCAGCAACATATTTATTGCCGTTACTGTCTACCTGCACTTTAACGCCCCACTGAGCAGACAATTTCCCGCTCAGATCAGCATAAGCGCTGGATACCTGCTGTACTGATGAGGTGTTCTTGTCAGACTGCGCCTGAATCTGATCCATGCGCTGGGCGTAGGCCGAATCATTCGTCGCGATGGTTTGCCTGACACTGATGATGTCAGCGCGGTTGCGCCCGTAAGCTTCGAACTGATGGTCTACGGAAGCGTCCAGGTTAAGCGCGTTCTGCAATATCCCTTCTATATTCGTGTCGATATTCGAAGAGAGCCGCTCAAATGCCTCGGACTTCCTCACCGCCTCGTCGATATAGTCCAGCATGCCGGGGATATCAGCTGACGCCTGACCGGATACCTGCACGAAAGCTGACACACCAAACGCATTTTTGGTACGCACGTACATATAATAGGTTTTGTCAGCCTTGAGCCCGTGCAGCGTCCACTGCGAAGCGCGCCCCAGAAACTGAGCCTCGTTTTCGACATTGCCGATGCTGCTTGCCGGAACCTCGCCGGTGTACCAGAACTCAAAAGTCGTATCAGTCGTTGCGCTGACGCTCATCACTGGAACGATGTCTGCAGAAAAGATGCCGGGGTTCCACTGTACAAAGGTCGGTGCCGCTGGCGCGCCGATAACCAGGCTGACCTGCGTTTCCGCTCCCTTCATGCCGTTCTCATTGCGTCCGCGCACGCCCAGCGTGTAATTCCCCGCATCCAGACCGTAAAAATCATATCGGAACTGATCTGTTTCGTACTGCGCTACCACCTTTCCGTCAGTGGTGTAGACGTAGAGCTCGAACATGATTTTCTTCGTGAGCGTTGCCGTCTCCCACGTTGCTGTTACCTGGACGGTTTCGCTGTTCGTATTGATGATCCGCAGATTTTCGATGTTCGGAACGCGATATCCGTTCAGGGTATCGTTGGGCATTTCGAACACAGCACCATCATCGACCACTGCCTGCTTGTTTGGGTCATGCAGAGTAGCCGTGACGCTGTAAACCGAGTTGTTGTCATCCTCGGAAATACCCATGATGCGGAACAGTCGCGGTGCAACTTCACCGGTTGAGATGACGAATACGGTACCGTCTCTCACCCAGGCTGGTGCGGACTTCAGGGTAATGACACGCCCCGCCACGCTGGCAATGACGTACTTTGTGAACTTCCCGTCTGCCCCCATCAGCGACATTGTGTCGCCGCTACCGGCCAGTTCAGAAACATCCGCGTCGACCGTAATAGACGCGCCCGCATGAGATATTATCCGGCCGCCAAGGCGGGTTGCCGCATGCCTGTTATCGAGAACTTCAACCACATCGCCGGGAATAAAGCGGATGGCTTCGCGCGCCATTTTGAACGTGGTTTTCTTGGTTTCTCGTTTAGCTGTTTCAATCAGCCATTTTCCCGTACGGAATGCCTGGCCGCGTGACGTGCAGCCGAATGCCTCTATGGTGGTTTCGTTGTAGCCGTAGCGATCAATCAGGCCATCATCGGAAACGTACTCTTTCACCTGTGACCAGCCATTGTTCGGGTCAGTCCAGGAGACGATGACAGCGTTGTAGCGCTCTGAGCGTTTCATTGAGCTGTAGGTGAACAGGCCATCTACGACGTTTGCATTGGTGATCGAGGCAACCGGGTCCTGTGGGTTGTCCAGCATCACGGAAAAGCGCATGCCGTCCCACAGGGCAATGCCGCGGAACATCCCGGCGATATCGTCCAGCAGTTCGCGCGCGCTTTTCTGCTCAGTAATGTAAGCATTCAGCGTAAAGCGAGGCTCTTTTCCGCCATAGCCATCATCGACCAGCTGATCGCAGAACTGCGACAGCACATAGAGGCTGCCGTCGTCGACGTCGATATAACCAGCGCGACGAGCCAGGCCATAACGGGCATTTTTCACCAGCGCGCGAAATATCCATGCCGGGTTATTCGTCCAGGCCGACTTAAAGCTACCCGTCCAGATGCCTGTGTAGGTGCGCGCGATCGGGTCGTAATTATCAGGCACATCGACAATCAGACCGCGAAGGTGGTAAGTCCGCGCTGGGGTGTCAGCGTACTGGTCCCGATCAACAACGCAGCCAGCTATGGCTGCGTAGGGATATGAGAGATTATCGTCAGTGATTTCTGTATAGCTGTTCCAGATAGTGCCGTTGGTGAGCAGATCACTGGAACTGTCAGGCGTTACGCGGCGAAGCCGGATGTCGAACGGTTTGGTTTGCGGTGCGTCAAACAGGTGCGCCTCAAGGTATTCACCTGACTGCTTGCCGCTGATGGTGACAGTCTTCTGAATCTGCCATGACCCGGCGCCGTTACGGGTTTCAATCACCATGGTCACTGACGTTTCGTGCTGATTTCCCTTTGTGTCCTGCTCCACTAGCCCAGAAACGCCGATATTCATGCGAATGCGATCAACATCAGTATCCGTTACGGTGCGCACCAGTGGCGTCGCCTGCTTAACGGCTGTATTAACAACCGTCGTTGCCTCTACCGTGTTGAAGCCAGTGATAGGTAACTGAGAAGCCGTACCCGGTCGCCAGGCGACACTCACGCCATTGATAGTGACTCCGCCCGCAGAATCGGTTACAGGCGTGTCATTCAGCATGAAGGAAGAAAGGTGACTCTGGTCTACCGGACCATAAATCGGACCTTCGGAAATGAGGTCCAGAACGCGGAGGAATTGCTTAGATTTGAGATTGTCGTCGATTAATTTAGGAGTGCTGCCGCCACCGCCGCCTGAACTCATGCTGTCACCTTAGCTTATTGAAATGTCCCAGTCCTGATTGTTTGTGGTGTCGATACCGAGGCTGATAACGTTGCTTCCGACCACCATTTCGCCCAGCAGGATAGGCACGGGCCGCCCCTGTCCCACCCGGTTCTCTGCGCTGGTAAATGAGTTGTTGGTAATGGAATTGGTATCCTGATCGGCCGATGTCTTCGTCTTCATATGCGAAGTCATATAAAGCGAATAAGCCACTGATGCGACGGTTACTGCAACCATGATCCACGCTGCAGCCACGGCCGAAATTGAGCCTTCAACAACCGGGACGAATAGCACCCTGGCACCGTCTTTTAAATGACGGTTCATGTGAAACTCCAGGTTGTCGCCGGAGATATCGCTGCCGTCGATGCGCATACGCAGACGGGTCTGGTAAAAGTCACGCTTAAAATCCGGGCACTGAGCCAGTAGCAGCCGAAGCCCCTGAGCCGGAGTGTCTACGTTCAAATCGATCTGGCGGAAATGTCGTCGTAAATTCCCCGCAAATCCAAAAGTGAGCATCGTTCGTGTCTCCAGATGGAGTGAATAAGAGGAACGTGAAGCTGACGAAGTGTCTCGCGGCGGCTTAACCGGCCATGCACTTCGTGATGGAGGATAGTGTTGTCACCCAGCCAGATCATTGCGTGGCAGGGGTCGCATTCAGGAAACGCGCGCCTGATGATTACGTCGCCGGGCTGGATGGCATCGAAGGCGACTTCACTGAAGCCATTGGCTGCCATGTTCTTCAGGTAAAGGTTTTCCCCTCGCACCCACCATCCATTACCTCGCTCGAAGTCAGGCAAATCAATGCCGCAAAGGTGGTAGGCATCGCGAAACAGCGTGTAGCAGTCCGTCACGCCATGCTCAAACCGCCTGCCCAGCAAATGCGGCACCGGACGGAATTTTCGAAGGCAGCCATCACTGGCTAACCACCAGTCGATGCCGGTAGCCAGCTGCGCGCTGCGATCGGCAGCAGACAGAACCGGTTTCGGCTCAGGGTGAGAATGAAAAACGGCGGTAATTTCTCCCGCCGCCTCTGCTTTAAGCCAGTCTGCTTCGTCAATTCGGAAATTTTGCTGCGGATCGGGATGCGCATTGCGACAAAGCCATAACCGCTGATTGTCGATTATCAGTCCGCAAACCTCTTCTGCAGATGAGGCGGCGTAGTCCAGGCACTCATTTTCAATCATCATGATACCTTCGCTGATCCGGGATAGCCGCCGTAAGGCTTCGCATTCGGCTTCGGATAACGGAACTCGCAGCCGCTCAGGTGTTTTGAGCATTTGTCCTTCGACATATCTGAGGTCGGATTGTCTTTCTCGTCGGCAACGGCCGGGCCTGAATAGCCACAGCCATCACCGCGATACACCCACTGGCACACATCAGCCAGGATAGTGCGCGCCGGGATAATGGCGTTATCACAGTCCACCGGCGTCGCCAGGTTGTAGGTGACAGTCTCGAAAGTCTCTTCTGCCATTTCCTCGATTACGTAGCGCGACACGGCCTCCATGGTCGGATCCGCATCTGCATTACCTTTCGGGAAGTTCACCGCGTCCAGATGCTTAACCAGCACCTGTCGGCGCGTCACCACGGCGCCCAAAGCATCATCGAAATCGTGGTTGATGCCGGTTATCAGTCCGGTGATGTTCGCCACCTTCATTGTCGGGCGCGAATACGTCCCCTCAGATTTCACTTCGAATCCTTCCACGGCGATCGGGTAGGCCGAATAAGCGCGCCCCTGCCAGATGACATCGTTGTAATAGCCATTGGTGCCAGCGTGGAAGCGGACGATATCACCGCCGAACGACTGCAGGTCGACTTCAAACAGGTCGAGCATCGCGCCGACACCGGCATCAACGCTCTCGATGATTAGTTCTGCTGGTATGTCTCGCATATTACGCCCATAAAAAAAGGCCGCTAGGTGGCAGCCATTGGATGATTACTGATCGAATATCAGGATGTTGCTCATTTACAGATAAGGATATGTTGAGTATTCAGCCCGTCCATGTTTGGGGCATGGGCGCACACAGCAATGAGGGATGGCTGATTACCTCTGGACAGGAAAAATTATGTCTCAAGCAGAGATCGATAAAATTAAGGAAGACATTCTGATACTTCAGTACCGCATGGGTGGTGCTGAATATTTAATTCGCACTTTAGTGCAAAGAATGCATGAGAATGAGATCAAGTCGGTAGAAAGTGAGATTAACCAGACAATTGCCAATTACGGGGCTAATAGCGCCGTCGCTAAGGTTTTGGAAGAGTCACTCCGCCTGCTCAGCAAGTAATTTACGAGTTGCCAACTTAGCGGCCATAAGCGTGGCCGCTTCTTGATCTGGCTTGTCCATCAACCCACCGGGACGGCGCGCATTTTTAATCGTCTCAGCCGCAACATCCCGCATCATCTTCGCCAACTCTTCCGCTTTGTCGTTGGGCATTGTCAGATTAGCCACTTTCTTCTCTAAAGCTTCGATTCGCTGTTCTAAGGTCATGATTTCACTCCTGAGTTAACGGGGTACTTGCTCGAATGTTCCGGTTAACGTGTACACGCCCTTGGTCTTCTGCATCGACCACGAACGGCACACATACAGTGCCTGAACGCCGGTATCATTTGGCGTCCAGTAGAACGACTCAACGGCCATGCGCGCAGTCAGAAACGCATCCACGGCTTTCGCCACGTTTATCCTGCCGCATTTGGAATCGTCGTAGCCAATGAAGGTGAGCGGATATTTCCCCATAAGCGGGTTGATACCCTTCACCTGACGCTGTTCGTAGCCATCACCTAATTTCACTACGGCTACATCAGGCGTACGCTCGCCCGTGAAGCCCGCCTGCGGACTCCATGTGAAAGTTTCTGGCATGGGTTATCTACCTTTTACTGAGTAAACCTGAAGGCCGCTGCTGGTCTTTAATGGTGCGCAGGGCGACAGTCTGCATCATCTGCGCCATCTGCTTCTGCGTGGCTTCGTCAACGCCGCCTGTGGTCTGGATATCGAAGTTGAAATTCATCACAAGCCCACCGCTCCCACCGCCTCCACCGCCAATATCCCGGTTGCTGATTACCGAACCGTTATCGCCGGGGATCATGTACTGGCTGCCATTGCTGGCTTTAAAGATTTCAGGCTTACCGCCCTCTCCTACCCGGTACATGCTGCTGGCATTAACAGGGCCGCCATGCTCGCGCCCGCCGCCGTATGAGATGCTGCCAATGCTTGAAAGCAGCGAAGCACCCGCACTTGCGATCGCAGCATAGTTGGCAAACTTCTGCGCTGGCGTAAGTGCAGTCGGGTCCGCCATTGCTTGCGAGATAGCGAGCTGCAGGTTTAAAGCTGCCTGTGCCACAGCGAAGCCTTTGCTCAGCGCAAACATCGCCTGATAAGCACCACTGCTTTTTCCTGCCGCGCTGGCCGCAAGATTAGCGAGGCCGTCGAAGCCCTGCGAAACAGAGCCGATGATCGAGGAAATGGCCTGCGACTGCATATTGGCTTCGTTTTCTGCTATCTGCTGGCGTGCATTCGCAGCTTGCTGTTGGATTGCGGTTTTCGCATCTTCATAGAGCTGCACGTTCTGAACATCAATAGCCTGATATTTAGCCAGCGCAGCAAGTTTTTGCTGTTCTTGTAGGTCAATTTGAGCAGTTGGGTTTTCCACTGCTCCGGTCAGAGCATCAGGCATTACGGCAGCAGCGGCTATTTCCTGAGTTGCGAATTTCCTTCCTTGTTCCGCCTGAGCTAAATCTTTTACTGCCTTGGCTGTATCATAAGTCTTAGCAGCATACTCACCTGCCTGGCGTATTTGCTCATCAGTAGCCCCTTTCCCGAGAGACTGCTGAGCGCGAAGAATTGCCTGATCCCTGCTTAATTCGGTTGTTGAACTTGCTGCTAATTCCGATTGCTCTTTCAGTTTTGCAAGTTTTTGCGCCACTGATTCCGCTGAAGTGGTCGATCGTTTAGCTTGCGATTCAGCGTCAGATGCTGCTTTCTTCCTGGCATCTTCAGCTTGCTGAAGGTCGTAATTCTCGCCAGCGAGGCGCTTGGCGGCCTCAATCTGATTTGGGTTGCTCGTTACTTTGGCTTGCTCCATGCCAGCCTTGGTCACAGCGCGTAGACGTTCATCCTGAATTTTAAGCAGCTCATTTTGCTGCTCAAGGTTTAGAATGGCCTCATCCCCTTTAGGCGTAGCAGGTGAAACCTGCATGGATTTCGGATTGTAATTCTGCTGAGCCTGATTAGCGCGGTTAACTTCATCTGCGGTGGTGCCGAAAGCTTTGGCAACCGCACCCTGAACACGCTCCAGCGTAGTGCCTTTTTCGATAAGAGAGTCATGCATGCCCATGGCTGTGAGCATGTTGTTGCTTAGCGTAACCTGAGCATCGTCACGCAGCTTTGTGGTATTGATCAGCTTTCCTTCCATCACCTCCAGGTCACGTTGCTTCTGGTTTATCTGGTCGGTTAACTGAGCTGCACGCTGGAGAAGGCCATTCCCTTGCTCAATAGTTGTTCCATATTTTTTACCAGATGCTTCAGCGTCGTCTCTCTGCCTTGTCAGGTCGGCAATTTCCGCTTTTAGGTCAGAGACTGCATCCTGCTGCCCGCGCAAAGCAATGTTAGCGTCAGCAATAGTTCCGCGAAGGGATGTATTGCTCATGGCCTTTAATGAGTCGTTGAGCTTATCGACACCATCAGCAAAAGAGATCGCCTCCTGCTTAGCCTGCTGTGACTGCTGCCAGAAATAGAAAATTGCTGCCCCTGCCAGCATAGCTACACCAGCTGGACCGCCTACTAAGCCCAGCGCGCCACGCAACAGGCCAAGAGAGGTTGAGGCTGCGCGCGTGGCGATTACAGAAGCCTCCTGTGATGCGATATAACGACCATTTGCTGCTGTGGCCACGCCAGTTGCATCAGCCGCCGCAAGACGCGCTGCACTGACTGACGCCTCTGCTGAAGCAATGGCGGCTGCTCTGGCTTCGGCTATTGATGCTTCTGCGGCTGCAAGACGAGCATTAAGCGCAGCAGATGCCTGCTGCAGCTGAGCCATGCGTGTAGCAGTGGCAATTCGGCCCTGATCGGTGATTTGCGCCCTCAGGCGCTGGGCTTCGAGCAACTTCTCAGATTCAATCTGAGCAATGGTAGTGCGAATGGATGCGGCTTCGGCTTCAGCAAGTTGAACTTCAGCTGCGACTGATGCCTGAGTAGATCTCAACGTAGCTAAGCGACCCTCCGCCAGTTGTAACGTCTGAATGGTCGCTGTCTTTTCAACGTTTGCCAGGCGCAGCTTGGCTGCTGCTTCCAGTTCGGCGTCTTTTGCTGCCACCTCTGACGCTTTAGCTGATGCGATGGTCGCAGCGGTGTCTTTCACCTTAGCGGCGGTAGCCATCGCCAGAGCGCCAGCAAAACGGCTACCCATCACAGCGGTTAAGGCAACGAGCACCGTGCTGATAGTGTCCAGATTTTGCGACAGAGAAATGATGCCAGCATTAAAAGCCTTAATGCCGGTTTGAACAGATGAGCTTTCACCTACAAATTTGGTGATGTTGTTCGTGGCAATGGTAATCGCCTGCCCCATCGTCATAGCTGTGTTGGCGAATTCTTTTGCGATTTTATCGCTTTGTTGAAGCAGCCCGTTCACTACCACTTCAGTTGTGAGCTTGCCTTCAGCAGCCATTGCGCGAAGCTGACCGATGGTCACACCTAAAGAATCTGCCAGTGCCACAGCAAGGCGACTGCCGTTTTCGGAGATAGAGTTGAATTCTTCTCCGCGCAGAACGCCGGATGCCAGCGCCTGGGAGAGCTGTGTCATGGTTGAGCTGGCCTCTTCCATCGTGGCACCGGATACCGCCAGTCCTTTGTTGATAGTCGACGTCAGGGTTATCAGGTCTTGAGTGCTGGTGCCAGCACTTCGCGTTGCGCGCTCTAGGCGACCGTATAGCGTTGCAGTCGCGCCTAGGCTGCTCATTGTGCTCTGCGAGATGTCAAAAACGCGCTGAGTCACATCTGAGAGCTGCTCAGTGGCGCGAACAGAGTTAGCCAGCTTGTTATTTACGGTTACCCATTCGTTCCCCCATTCAGCAACCTGATGGACGGAAAGAGCCGCCATCAGTCCCTTGGCGACACCAGACAAACTGGATACCGCACCTTCCATAGAAGAAATGGAACGCTCTGTGCGCGTCACGCTGGCTTCAAGCCTGCCCATACTGGCACCCATGCCATTCAGAGCAGCATCAACCTCACGGCGGGCAGCAATGAGCTTCGCGGTTTCCATGTCTACTTCGTAGACGATACTGCCTGCGTTGTAAGCACCAGCCATCATTATCTCCGGGCATAAAAAAGCCCGCTCAGTGGCGGGCTATTTCTGAAAAATTATTTGGGTAAAATTAATCTTCCCCAAGTCGAACTGCTGCACATGGGGTAAAACTATTTCGATCAGAAATATACCCTTTAACCTTTTGCGGGTTGTATGCAACCAACATTGAACCGCCATTGAAACTTATTGAGTACTCACCATCTTTGAATGACGATTTGTCGGCGTGATAATAAGAATCTCCAAGCATTACCAGCGGCTTATTGCCTGTAGAGAATCCTACGCTGCCCGCCCATCCACACTCTAAAAGCATAAATAGATGCGTTTCATTCATGAAAAACTTGCTTGCCTCTTTCCCTCCCCAAGGGATGTCTGCAATTCGTTGCATGTCTTTTTTTACTTCCGCCTTCCTTGCTTCCTCTTTAGCCTCAAGACTGCCATATTCAAGAGCTTTTTTCTGAGTGCAAGCAAACGGCATTCTCATAGCGCCTGGCTTTCCGCTATAACCATGCCCTATAACGCCAATGCGGTATGATTTGCCACCGCACATTACATCAGCCTCTTGCTTAGCAAGCTCTGAATGGTTTTGGTTATAGATAAATACCAGATCGCCTACTTTTTCATTCTTATTGATATTTGGTTGCGATGCGCATCCAGATAGCACCATCGCCAGAAAAGATCCAATAATTAGCTTCTTCATTCCCTATCCCCATAAGTAACGTGGGATAAATCCTAGCATGGAGTAGCCGCAAGTTGGTGCAAAGAAAAAGCCACCCGGAGGTGGCTTAATCTTCATCCAGCAAATCATATAGACTTTCTCTGGAAATTACGTTCACTATATGATGGCAAGCGTCTGGGTTATAGAACCTTCCCCATTCCTCAATCTGCTCTGCTGTAAGGGTTTGGCAGCTCCAAGGTACATTACCTCCGATACCTCTTCCGCCGCGGCCAAGAACATCTATAAACTTGCTGCGCCGAGTATCATAAATCCTAACTTCACCTATCGTCAGAATGCTGCTTGCCCATAGGGAGCCGCCTGAGATACTTTGCAAATTATCACACACAAGATATTCATGCTTATTAGCCAGCATTTTATAGATGTTACTTGCTAACCCTGCACCTCTGAAGTCGGGGTCAATAACGGCGCTTTTGATTTGCTTGGCAGTAAGTAAAATATCTCCATCATCATTTAAGTTCATATCCTTATAAGCGATTCTGCCTATTTTTTTAGTATCTTGCGGGGCTTCCATTTGCAATGAAAGCAAAGTATGAACTATGTCATGCTGAGGGACATTTTGGTCCATAAGATCAGACCCATGCTCATGATAAAAGTCAGGAGTAGTGCAGCCAACTGAAAAGACATCCAAATAGTACTGGTAGTCACCTCCAGACAAGAGATATTCATCCGCCCGAAACAAGCCGCCTTCTCGGGTAAAAAAATGAAATGTTTCTAGATGTCTGCGAGTACCAAAAAGCTCAATTGTTAAGTCTTTGGTATATGTAGGGATAATATCAGGCGGCATCAAAATACCTTTTAATGTATACGAACTTTCCAGTTTTTATCCATATACATTGCAATAACAGTTTCTATCATGTCAAGAACTTGGCTTTTAGCTAACTGAGGATACTGATCATCAGGTTTAACAACGTAGCGCAGTTTTTGGCTTGCAGAGGTAGCTATCTCAGCAAAAGGTATAACTTCATCTTCCTGATGATTTGCGTTAAGCGTCACTATAAATAATTGACGGTCGGGCGACTGGCGCTCACTTAGGCGACGAACGATGAATTCGTTATGAGAATCAGAGTCAACGAAGGTGCTGACGATCTGAGTACGATTTTTGATCGTCTGTATAGAGCGTCTGGCCAAGTTTCTCATGATTCCTCCTATCAACCTGTAGTTAGCAGATCGAAGTGGCAAAAAAACCACCTATAGCCAAGCAGCCAACGGTGGTCACCCAACGCGATTCACGAATCAACATGTGTTATTGCGTTTTAATCAGTCTAAGTCGTTGCTCATTTTTGAGCAAGGCTAAAAGTGAGACAGCATGCACTGAGGTGAACCAGCGTGAAACAAAGCGGGCCAATTCAGATGATCATTTGACCTTCTCTAACCGCTTAGCCTTGCGTGCCAGATAGTCATCCGCAACAGCGTCATACTCTTCTTTCGTGAAGCCTTTCTGCTCAGGGAACTTCGTCGCCAACAGCATCTGAAACTCCGTCATCGTCAACTGCTCCGCTTCCTCGCGGCTCATGCCGAGGTGTGTGCGGGCGGCACTGATGTACTCGAAGGCGTTAAACTCAGATGAAGTGCTGGCCCCTTCATGCTTTTGCAACCGCCTTACTTTTGCCTTCCCGATGATTCCATGCTGAATCAGAGACTGTGCGATTAGAACCATGTTACTTACCGGCATTGCGCCTTTACGGTACACAAACAGCCATTTCCCAGACTTCCCGGGCCGTAGCTCTCCGACCAGATTAGTGATGTCTTCATCACAGCAAGCTGACAGCACATTCATCGCTGAATAGACCACATTCTTATTGAACTGCGGCCGAGCAATGTAGCTCATCAGCCACTGAGGAACGCCGCCGTACGATGCAACCGAGCGCTTAATCAACGAGGTGTACTCATCATTGTGCAGGTCATAAAACGCCTCAACAATCGCAGCAGGATCGCCAATTCGCATCATGTTTGCGAATGACGGCCGGAAAAAGTAGTCACGTTCACCCAGCGATATCTGGCACTCGCCAATTTCTTTGTAAGGGGTCATACGCTCTCCATAAGCATTATCAGGGGCAGCACGCCGCCCCTTGGAATGGTTACGAAGCGGTGACAGTAACCGCACAGGTGCCGGTGAAGTTGCCGTCATTGGATTTGAAGGTGATCGTCGCCGAGCCTGCCGCCACTGCTGTAACGAGACCGGTGCTGCTGACGGTGGCCTTCGATGCGTCTGACGTCGTCCAGGTGCCGGTGCGATCGGTAGCGTCAGTCGGCTGCACAGCGCCGGTCAGCTGACGGGTAGCGCCAACGGCCAGGCTTGCAGTCGCCGGGGTCACGGTCACACCTGTAGCCGCTACTGTCTCATCGGTGTCGATAACCTGAATGGTGCTAGCATCGCCCACCTTGAACTCAGTTGTCAGAGACACGATGTCGTTCGTGCCACCGTCTGAGCTGAGCGCGGTGATGTTCATGTAGCCGATAAAAGTTACCGGGCCATACTCCAGGCGAACCCAAATGCCAGGCTGACGGCGGTTACTGATTTCGGTGTGGTAGTACTTGATGAAGCGACCAATACCGTACTGGTCCAGCTTGTCTTTCTTACGCACTTCACCTTCAAAGCTGATTGTGAAATCTGAGTTCGTTACGATGGTTTCAACGTAGCCCTTGCCGTCATCGGCATCACTCGTCACGCTGTTCGGGCTGAAGTCGAAGCCTTTGCTTGTCCCGGCGGCGAGCGCTTTCCACTCCGACTCTTGCGGGAGTGCATCGCTGCAGCCATCGGCAACTTCAAGCACAACGGCGCCACCGAACAAACGTTCGTTGCTGTTCTGGCAATCTGCCATATTTCTATCCTCTTGGACGTTTAGTTAAGCGCCGAATGTGGCGACAAACTGAAGCCGATAGACCAGGCGGCCTTCGGTTGTGTAAACGGGAGCGGGGATGCCGCCGAGGTTTTCGAGGTAGCCAACGTATTCATCGGCCATAGGATGCCGCTGCACGTAATCGATGATGTTCTGCACTGCGGCATCAGCTGCGCCATTCGCGCCCTTCGCGCCGATCACATCAACTATCACGTAATATTCAGCGCCGAGGCCGTGGCGTACCGCCGAACCGCCGTTAGGGCGAAACACGATAAACGCATCAGAGAAGTCTCCGCTGTCGGACCAGATTAGCTGCTGAATTATGAAGCCATCAGCCAATCCGGCATTAGCGAAGTAATTTCGGACCCGCGTATGCATAGGAGGCGTCACGGCGAATCCTCCATCATGATCACTTGGATGCTGCCTCGCAGGCGGCGCGAATAGATTTCATCCCGGCCGTTTTTATGCAGGCGAAGCGGCGATGGATGGTAAAGCAGCACGCCACGCGTGATATCAGCCCAGACCACATGCTTTATCACGTTGCCGTTTACTAACACACGGCGGCGGCCTCGCCCATCACCGACATAATGGAAGTCGTGACGTGTCACAGTGCCATCTCCTTCTTGATCGTCCTGTCGATGAGATCACGCGTATCCTCAAAGCCCTTCGTCAGAAACTCTTTCTGTGCCGTAGCGCGCCGGAAGTTCTGCGGGACGTTCGGGTCATGCACGTAAACTGCGTAGTTGGCTGAATACCCCACCCGGCCTGTCAGCCTGCTACCGTTTACGTTAAGCTCGCGGTACTGGCTGTTAATGAGCGTGGACGTGTCGATCGGCGTATAAAGCGCGGCCTGAGACGAACCTATGATCAGCGCACTCTGCAATGCTCTGACAGACTTGCGGCCCAGAATATCGCCAATCAGTGCGTTCAGGTTTTGCTGTGCCTGCCGGATGCCCTTTACCTTAACGCCCATGCTATGCCCCCGTAATGATCGCAAAGTCATCCGCCAGGCGGTCGAAGGTGTCTTCGAAGCGCACAGCCTGCATCACTTCATCGGCGCCGGCTTTAAGCGGATTCGGCTCAGAAGAGACACCGATCAGGATGTAATCGCCAGTGTCTGCGCCAGCGAACTCGGTCCAGACCGTATTTTTTACGACACGCTCCGCTCCGATACTGCCTAGGCGCTTACTCAGGCCGCCCTGATAGCCGCAGTCGATAACTACTGGCTCTGCGTAACCAAGCGGGTCGCCATACTCATTCTGGCCTTCTAGACGCTTCCAGAACGTCGCTTTGCCCGTGTAGGCCCAATTAGCCGTTGCAGACATCTCACGACCTCCAGCCGATTACAGTGGGCTTTTCAGCAGCGATACGCTTGCAGTTGAATACCCACTCACCAGCTCTGTTCACGTAGCCGGTAGTTTCCCGTCCGGTGGTCGTTTTGAGCCAGACGCGGTCGTATGGTTTCGGCGGAGATGATGGGGGTTGCCAGTTCATTTCCGTCCTCCACACATGCAGCCGCCCTTGGCTACCCAGATGCCTGCGAAGGCCTTCTGAGCCGGATCGGGAGGAATCAGCGCAGTAGCGCAGCCATGTTTATCCAGACCACGCAGCAGGGATAACGAACCTGACCATCGATCGGCAAAAGACTGATAGCGGAATGACCTCGACGCACCAGACGGGGCTGACTGAGAGCTGATGTATCGATCGCCCTGCCCCAGCCCCATCAGTCCTAACAGATACATCTGAATCAGTAAGGCCGTCGCTGGGGAGTAATTCGCGTCCAGGCACTCCTGAATGCTGTTGGCCTGCTCCACCAGCGCATCAAGGATGAATTCCGGCAGCGTAATGCCAACCGACGCCAGATATTCTTTTGCCTGTTCTGTGGTGATCATGCTGACCTCGGCATAAGCCCTCCTGAGAGGGCGTAAAAAAACCGCCATTGCGGCGGCTGTTATTCAGCGGGGAAAAGCTTCTCCAGCTCGCCTTCAGGCAATAGCTCCGCCAGCTTGTCAGCGCCGAGATTGCCTTTGTACTCAATGCCGAGTTCATCCAGACGCTTGGTGATCGCTTCTTTTCGAGCCTGCTTTTCGGTAGTGGCAGCCGGGGTAGCAGGAACCAGTTCAGCCGATGCTTTATCCGAGAGCTTACGGACGTGGGATTTAAGCGCCGGGTGCACTTTATCCAGCTGGACCACATCACCCTTTGCAACGCCGTGCCACGGCTTAATTACTTCGTATTTCTCAGCCATGATGGCTCCTTATGCGAGGGTAGCGCCGTAGACCACACCAGACAGGCCTTCACCGTCCTTCTTAATCTGCAAACCTTCCGCAGACATGATCTGGAAGTTGTAGTTACTCTGCGGCATGGGACGCGGCAGCGGCACTACACCAACAGCCATACCTACCAGCGGAGAAATCACATCCTGTCGGCGCTCATAGGCAAGGAACTCATTGCCGGACAGCGCATAGGTCATCTGGATAGACTTCGCAGGGATGAACTTGCTGATCGCATCCAGAACGGTGCCGCTAAGCAGAGCATTGGTGCCGGTGTTGATATCCACCAGATACGGCTTCGCCATGTTGGCCCATACTTCGGGGCTCACCCAGAGCTTGTCGTAAGCGGTCACCTTGTTAGTGCGAGCTGTCAGGCCGAACGGGCCGGTCGGACCAAAGAAAGCCAGAAGCTGCGCCGGTGTTGCCGTTGTCAGGTCGATGTTAGCGCCGCCGGCACCGCTACCGAGGTTGATTTTTTGGGTGTTGCGGTGGTTCTTCATGCCCTGCGCCGGCAGCCCATCAACCACGATGCTTGAGTCGCCGTTCAGGTAGAAGTTAACGCGCTTCTTGTGGAATTTGCGCATCTTCGCTGACTGCGACTCCAGCGCCAGATCGATGCCGACGGTGCTCAGGCCTGCAGCGTGACGCCAGTTGACGCCGTAGCCCGCGGTGAATACCGGGATGGGGTCGCCATCAGAACCGAATTCAGCGTGATCGAAGGAGTACGGCGCCTGACCATCGATGCTGACTGATACGTCATCAGCAATATCGCCAGACACGTTGTAGAGCTTGGCCGTTTTGCCGATCGGCAGCACGGTCTGAACGCCCATCAGGTCGTTGACGATTTCCATGCCAATTTCCTGATCGCGCATCTGGATAATCTGGCGGTCAATCTCAGCCCAGAATTCGCGGGTAAAGCCGCCGATGGCATTCGCTGCCAGCATTTCATGCGTCATACGCGTACGGAACGCGTTAACCATCATGTCGTGCTGAGCGTTGAAGATGTCCCGGTTAGCCCACAGCTCATTCCAGTGTCCGCGCAGGCGGCTATTAGCAGCCAGTGTTTCACGGGTAAAATACATTCTTATTCTCCTGATTAAGCGCCAGCGGCTGCGGCAACGGTGCCGACGCGCATACGCACGCGGATGAAATCTGTGGTGCTGGCCGCGATGGTGGCTTCGTCCTGGCTGTAGCCGATCACCGAATCGGTGTCATCGGTAGCTTTGGTGAACTGGCCATTCGCGCCCAGCTTGATCGGGTCGTCTTTGCCGTAGGTGCCAGGTACGCACAGCAGAGCCAGCTCACGGCCTTCTTCTACGTAGTTGCCCACAGCGGAATCACCTGCCGGTACAGCTTCGGTGATGTTCAGGCCCTGATGGTAGGCAACGTCGATAATGTAGAGGCGACCGGTCAGCGCGGTGGCCTGCGCAAACTCATTGTCGTCGTTGATGACCGCAGCAGTACCCGGCAGAAGTGCAGCAGCGGTGACGCGGGTTTCGGTCTTGTACAGAGACTGACCGTCGATATTAACGCGGCGATAGCGTGGCATTATGCAGCACCTCCGAAGTAAACAGCCGGGTCAGGCGCACCGGTCACGGGTGGATTTTTGGCAGAATTGGTGCCCAGCGGTGCAGCTTCACCGAGCGATTTATACATCACATCCAGCGCTTCACCCTGAAGTGAGTTCGCCACGACTTCACCGTGCACGGCTGCGACTGCATCGCGCCTGGTTTTCTCTTCTGCGCGAGAGTTGGCGGTCAGTGAATCTGACAGAGTTTTCTGGTTAGCCTGAATGCCAGCCAGCGCGTCAGTAATGGGTTTCAGTGACGCCTCGTTGTTCGCAGCGATAGCGCCGCTGACGATAGTGCCAATCTGTTCCAGCTCTTCTTTGGTTAAAGGCATATCGCCCTCCGTTTGGTGGTTTGTTGCAGGAGCATCCTGCGGTGTAAAAAGGGATTTAACTTTGTTGGCGACGACGGCTACCCACGACTCCTGACGCGCTACTTTTGCGCCGGTATCGTCGAAGGTGATCTTGCCGCCTTCTGTGCTGTAGCCGTAAACCTGCGCGTCGCCGCCGTTACGGATGACGATCGCCTGTGAATCGGTGAAGTCAGCAATCCACGCGTAATCGTCTGGCCCGGTGGCAAACTTGTCGCGGGCGGCTTGCTCAAGACGACGCTCACGTTCACGGTAGGACTCGCCAATCAGCGCGCCGGAATTAACCTGTAGCGTTTTAGCTTGGTCAGCGTTAACCATCAGGCCGACGCCCTGCTCTGGCTGCGCAGCGCCGACCTCATGCAGCAGGATGGCGTCATGGTCCATTGCGTTAATCTTCGCGACCCACTCAATGCCCTGCGCTTTCTGCTCCGCACTGGCTTCGAGCTGGTCGAGGAATACCGCAACACTGGTGTGGATCGGCGGCACGTCATCGCCGCGCTCGATGGCCGCTACACGTTCAAGCAGTTCGCGACCGCCTTCACTCTGATTAGCGACAGTGGTATCGACCCACTTTTCCGCATAAACGCGGTTGCCGGACTTCTTGACGTTACGGTTCCACGCACCGATATGACCGGCGTTAATGCCTTCCGGAGAGAAAGCAGAAACAAACTGGCCGTCTACCGTCGGATGGCCGAGCGGCGCCAGCGTACCTTCCAGCCCCTGATAGTGGGCGTCGATTTCTGAGGCAGGATAAAGACCGCCGTTCATCACAACGTTGGCTGGTAGCGTGTAGCTCGGCAGCACTAGGTGTTCGCGGCCGTTGTAGGTTTCGCGACGAATAGCCTGACTGTTCACCTTAGTGGTGACGTTGACCTGCATAGTCATGGTTATCTCTCGATTAAGCCGCGTGCTTATGGACGCAGCATTGATGTGTTTTGTTAGCTGCCAGGCGCTTGCCCCACGTCTGAGCAAACTCTTTCCTGGCGATGTCGATAACAGAGGAGTTGAGCGGAACGCCCTTGTCGTCGACCAGTACCGTGACCTGCGAACATTTACAGTTAATGGCGTTGCCATTCACGCTGTACCAGTCGCGCACTTCCTCAGTGGTGTAGAGTCTGCCGTGCCGCAGCGCGTGCGTCTGTCGCGTCGTCGGGCTCAGCGCTGAGAGGTGCAGAAGCCTGACGTTTAGCCCCAGATCATCGCTGGCTGCGTCATGCTCATCCCAACGCGCGCGACGTAGCGCCGTGGTGATTTCGGTTCGGGCGATACGGTTTGCCCTTCCCTGCTCAATCCCAATCTGGTCACGAATACGCCTGGCGACTTCTTTTGGGTTCTGCCCGCGCCCTATACCATCTGTCAACACCCGCGACAGGTTCTGCTTAACGTCAGCTGACAGCCCTTTCATCTCTTCAAACGTGCGCGCCCTGACCAGAACCAGGCGGTTTTGGTATGCGTCGCTGAGAAGGATGTCCTGCACACTGCCGCGGTCGGCCCCGTATGCTGGAGACTGCTGAGACAGGTTGGCAAACTCCTGCGCCGTGCCACGCTGATGGGAGGGCGAAACGTAATCCTGAAACAGCCAGGGGTTGAATTCACCGCCCTGCAACAGGATTTCATCCACGAGCGAATCGCCGTTCTGCAACAGCATCGAAAGCAAGGTTGGGTCTAACTGGAAGGTGTAGCGCTGATTTACTGCGGGTTCTGCCGGGATGCGATTGAGAAGTTCGATGTACCGCGCGCTTATCTGCTTCAGGCGCTTTGCGTAATCACGCATGGCCCCGCGCTCCAGCCGGTCAACGCCGGTAGGGTCGAGCTTATTAGCTGGCAGTATCGCTGGTTTCGGCTTCTTCTTCAGTTTCGCCATCTTCCTCACTCTCCGGTAATGGCTCGCCGCCGCCTGGCTCATAACCTGCGGCCACGCGGATTTCGTCAGTGGAGAAAACCGCCTCACCGGAAGCAAGGGCCGTCTGGTTGATGTTGCTCATCTTCACTGCGCTATCGAGCTTGTCGGATGATGACTGCTCGTTGAGTTCATCCCAGACGATGCTGAATTTCGCTACCGGCTTGATGAGCTGCAGGTAGATCAGCTTGTCGACCATATCCTCAACATCGAACGACAGATCGCTGCGACGCGACTGGCAGCGGCCATTGAAGTAAATCTGGTCTTCCGTGCTGGCACGCTCACCAGACTGGTTTCCGACGATGATTCGGGAGGGAATGTCTACTGATGCGCTGAAGGTTTTCAGGTTCACGTCATAGGTTGGTGACGGGTCAGATACCGCGTTGACCATTGACGTAACCTGCGCACCCTGCGTAATCAGTAGGGTGTCATTGCCGCGGTTAATCTCGCGGGCAGCCTCGTTGTAACGCTCCTGCAACTCATCAACCGAGACGCCGTACATTGAGGCCAGGTTGTTAAAATCGACCTCTTTGTCGAAGTTGATATTCTGCTGACGCGCTGCGTTCTTCAGGAATGACTCGCCCGATCCGCCCTCAACTTTCTCCAGGCTGACGCAGGCGTTATAGCCAGGCTCAAGAAAGCCGATCGCATCGTCTGACATGTCGCCGATAACCAGCACGCGATCAGGATGGATATTTCGCTGCGCGGTGCTGCCATCAGAAAGAGATTCGGTGTACTGCCACATGGTGATAACGCCATTACTGTCGCGACTGCTGACCTTCAGCGCGCTCGCCCACACAGGCGTTATCTTCTGTAGCGCTTTGCCTTTTACAGCTGGTTCCTTCCACTGCTTACTGTCTTTGATGTGCAACAGGATTCCAGCCCAGCGACCAACCAACCGACGCTTATCCGCCTCAGCGAATGCTCGCCAGAAGCGATGGGTGAACACCTGATTACTGGCCTTCTCCCATGCGGTAAGGTCGCGCGATTCATCGGACGCCTCACCCTCAATCACTTGCGGGTTTGTTCTCCAGCAGTTTGAAACCAGCTTATTTACCGCGCCATGAGCGATGCCGCCGCGTCGGTAGAGCTTGTGAAGGTCATGGAACGTCAGGTCGTCTTTAAAGCCGTATTCGCACCATGCGCTCTCACGTTTCGCATCCAGCACCATGCTCGGGTTGAATGCCATAGCGCGCGCACGGGCAAGCCTGACGTCATTCAGCGCGTGATTGACGGCGAGCGTTAATTTGTCAGTCATGGTTTGTCCGTTGGTAGGATTAAGGCAATAAAAAAGCCACCGAAGTGGCTTAGAAATTATTGATAGCTTTTCAGCTTTATCGTGTCGCCTTTGAATTTATTTTGGAGAGCTTCTAGCAATGCTGACTCCGTCTTACCATTGGCTAGGACATCAGGAAGCTTTACCTGATTGCCAGTGGTTAGCCCTTTTGGAATGCGCTGAAATATGACATTTTTGAAATGATGCTGCATAACTATCTCCTTGTAGTACACCATTTAAATTAACGTCAGTTTTAAGCAAATCTTTAAACATTAACGCAGCCGTTTGGGGATCAGCATTCCCATAGTCTGAGCTTTGCGCTTGATGTGACCATCGAGACCGTAGCGGATTCCGTCCCAGCAGTGCTCATCACCATCAGCCAGCTTCGGCAGCACCTCGCCAGTAATGCGGTCAGTTTTGTACGACCACATGCGAGCCTCGCGTGCAACGTTCTTACAGCGGGGATGAATGATGATCTCATCAAAGCCGCGCAGATGAGCGATGCCATCCTCAACGCTGCCTTGCCACTTCTCAGCGGCTGAGATGTTAAAGCCCTGCCGCTTGAGATAGCTGATTGTTTCCGGTCGCGCAGAATCAGCCTTGATAGGCCAGTCGCGTGAACCGGGAATGGTGTCATACAGCGCTGGCATATGGTCCAGCTCGGTCTGCTGGCCGTAGGCTTCGTATTCGATGTAGAGCCGGTTATGCAGGATGAACGAACGCACGAGCGTATTCGGGTCTTTAGCGAAACCGAAGTCGGCCCCGAAGAACAAACGCTCCGCTTCTTTCCAGAGGTTTTCCGAGAACTCAGCAATTCGGTATTTCCCAGCCAGCACCTGCTTATCTGAGTTTTCGAGATAAGCGCCTTCCCACACCCAGGCATAAGTTGCCGGGTCGAGGCGCCGCTGGTCATTCAGACGCTCACCTTCCAGCACGTCAGGAAACCACGGATTATCCGTGTAATTCATCTCGACGGTGATGCAGTCGTCACCGGCCTCTTTACGGAACCGCTTGTCAGTGGCGCTACCGTCGCGCTCGGGGTTCCATGTCACCCAAATTTCCGAGCCCTCTTCGCGCACGGTTGGGCTGAGCTTCTGCCAGGCTATTTCACTTACCGATTCGGCTTCATCCACCCAGCACAGCAGGATGCGTGCTTTCGACTTGATACTGTCGAGGTTGTGTCGCAGGCCTGCGAAGACGTACGTCACCGATTTATCGATGGTGCGAATGTATTTCTCGCCAATATCGAAGTTAGCGGCAAGCCACGGCACCGACAGGATCGCCTGCTTAACCTCCTGCATGCTCGACTCTTCCAGCGAGTTCATGAATTCACGCGCGCAAAGTATTACGCCGCTCTCACCGTTCATCATTGCCTGATACGCCTTCACAGCCGTCATCAGGGCAAAGGTTCGTGTCTTAGCACTGCCGCGGCCGCCATGTGAACAGCGGTAACGTTTACCGATTGCAGTGAACAGTGGGGCAAGTTTTGCGGGTATCGGAAGTTGGACTGCTTCACTCATGCTTTTGGCTCAACGGGGAGAAGCTGAATAGTTGTTGGCTTCGGCGTCATGCTGCCATCAGATGATTTATTATCAATCTCTGCTTTGTCGCTATAGCCGTGATTTGCGAGCATGAGCTTGGTTATGGTTGCGTTAAAGTCTCCATTCAGGCCTTTGTTGATAAGCCCTCTCTCCTGAAGAGTATTGATGTGCTCTAACGTGTCCTTAAATTCACTACTCTGCTTTGCGTACTCGTAAGCTCTAGAGCGGCTTATGCCTAGATAACAGGACATACCGGCAACACTTGGTACAACGTCACCAACTGTTTCATAGCCGCCCAATAAGTATTCTTTAGCCTTTTCCAAACTCTCGGCTAGCTTACTTGGGCGACCCACTTTGTTACTGGTCGCCATATTCACTCCAATAAAAAACCGCCCGGAGGCGGCTCAATATTACTCAGTCAATGTTTGCAAGTGTCGTAAAAAGCACACTTTTCCATCATAGCGGAAGTCACAACCCTCCTGCCTACTGCAAGCAAATTCCTTGCTCACACACTCCGGTTCACCAATGCCAGAAACTCTCTCTGACACTGTAGTTATGATAACCGGTACTCCCCGGGCGCGGCAGTCGCATTTTGTTGTCTTCATGGGTAAACCCTCTTGCTTGTGAGGTGTCTATCCTGCTATCACGACGATGATTAGGTGCAAAATTTATTTTGGTAAATCATCATCGGGCGCACTCATAAATGCGCCCTGTGATGAAAGCCGTTGTGAAAGAGGCTCTCGCCGTGCAGATATGCACTCTGCTTAGCTGGCAATGTCCAGAGTCAGCTGAAGCTGCTCTCGCCAGAATTCGACATTAGCTTCAACTACTGGCTTATCCCATCTCCAACGAGCCATCTCTCTGGCTCCGTTACTGGCTTTGGATTTACGGTCATCACGAATCCGACAAGCCTGTTCGAATTTCTGCTGCTCGGTAAGCTCACCACGAAGAAGACTGTCTATGTGCAGGTCGCACCATACGGAGAACTTCGGATCGCACCAGCGCGCGAACGCTACCGAAAGCTTAGGATGAAGCCATGTACCGCCGCCCCTGTCCTTTCGTGCTCTGCTTGTTTTTACATACCCGGAATCACGGGTATGTAGAATTCTTGATGGGGAGCCTGAATAGACTTCATCTAGCGCTCTCACGTACTCCAATGTTTCCGCGTTGGACAGCCAGTGATCTAAGCGCTTCCCGAAGCGAGCAGCGATATCGGTGGCATTAATCCAGCCTTCAGTGTTGAAGCGAACTGCTTCACCCTTGTAGTTCAGTGGGACAATGTTCATGCGGTAGTCCTATAGAAAGTGAGCCTGTCGCACAGAGAAACTCGCCCCAGAGAGGTCCGCACCTATACGGGTTTCTCTCAGGCTCGCTTTCTGTAGGCTCTGGGTTAATGTTGCGCGTGCGAGGCGCATAAAAAAGCCCCGCGAATGCGAGGCTGATGTTGCTCTGTCAGAAGGTGGGAATCTTCTTGGGGTTTGTCATCTCAAACACTGCTCATTGATGTACTGCTGCAGATAACTCACTTGCCCGGTGATGGTGCTGATTCGCTCTCTGAGGGTGAAATAATCCCGTTGAGCGGAGTCGTTAAGTCGGGCGGTGGTTGCATCGCCCACGCTGCCGGCGGAGGCGGGGTGCTTCTCGCATGTTGCGTTGAGCTGCAGCCTGCGCTTGCCAGAATCGACATCCCGACGCAGATCGCTAATGGTGTCTTTCGCATCAGCTAACTCCTTCGTGTATTTAGCGTCGAGCGCTGCAACATCACGCTGGCGCACCTGCATATCGTCAATCGTCTGCTGGCGTTCGGTAGCCAGGCTGTCAGCGGTAACGTATTTTCCGTGGTAATAGCCTGCAATGCGGCAGGCCACTATCAGAATTACAAGCAACACGCCGATAGCCATCGTTCGCCAGCTGAATGGAATGCTTGTCATCATTCACCCGCCGGAGCAGCCTGGATAATTACGGTGCTGGGGTCTTTAGCACCCTTCTGCACCGCGTTCGGATCGATAGCGATAGAGCACTGCTTACTGGTGCGCAGAAACTCGTTTTCTTTCTGTAGCGAGTTAGCACGGGCTTCGGCTGTTGACCGGCGGCGGGTTTCTTCATCCAGAGTGGTAGCCAGGCTATCAAGTCGCTTCGTAATCGGCCCGATGCCCTCCGCAAACTTCATGTTGCGCTCATTCGCCAGAATGAATTGCTCACGCAGGCGGTTGTTGCGCTCCATGAGGTTCACATTGTCGTACCAGAGCTTTCCCACAAAGCCGATGATGACCACTGCAAACAGCGTTGGGATGAATCGGCGATAACGGGCCATTCTTGCTTTACCTGTCATACGAGCACCTGCTCTGCAACCTTAGTGCGCGCGATGCGATCAGGTAGTCCGTTTGTCCCGCCGTTAATCTTGCGGGTCAGTCCGGTTACATCCGAAGCGTCGGCAAAGCGGTTACAGCCGTTAGCCTGCCAGAACCATCCAGCCGATCGCGCGGCATTAGCATCTTCCAGCAACAAGTCAGGACTGGTCAGAAGCGGGAGGTTTAAAGCTTTACCGCACGCTTCGTAATTATCATGGAAGGTCACTTGCTTCAGCCCGCGACCGCGATACTTCCATCCGTCGCCGTTCAGGTTATTACCGTATCGCCCGCCATAAACCAGATTGGCAATAGCTGCCTGACGCTCCTGAGAAAGAGCAGGCTCTCCCGGCTTACGTCCAAGCTGCTCTCGCTGAGCTGCAGTGAGGCGTGCGCCGAAGATGGCGAGCCCGGCGACTGAGTAATTCAGGCTTTCGCTCACTACAGTGAACCCGCCCGACTCAGTTCCGATTTGGGCGATGAAATATGCCTGCCGCTTTGGAGTGTTGATACCAAACTCTTCCATCGCAGCAGCCATGTGCGAATACCATCTGGCTGCCAGCGCATCGCTAATTGCGGCGGCTTTCTTGAACTGGTCTCGGGTTATCATTCTGCAACTCCTGCATCACCCGCTGCTTTTTGCAGGAAACGCTTTTCAAGAGCCTTGATAAGCGATGAGCCAGACCAGCCAGCCATACCGCAGATAGCGCCAGTCACTTCTTGCGGCCACTGCCAGTAGTTGGCGAGCAGCATCATCAGAAGGCCGGCAAAGAGAGAGACAATTACCTGAAGGCACAGGGTTCGCCAGCTGAAGGCCTCCCCGCTTAAAACTTTGTAGGCGTATGCTGCTATTGCACCAAGCAGTGTCATGCCCAGCGCTATCATTGCAGCCAGTACGCCTGGATCTGATTTGTAAGGCATGCGTCGCTTCATCCTATCCCCCAACTGGAGGCTCACTCTGTTTAGGAATTGATGACATTGTGAACAGAACAAGCCGAGTTAAACTTCTCACTGTCACCTGAGAAACTCCCCTCGAGCCTTCCCGCCGCTAAATGCCCGACGCAGCTTTAGTTGATCACAATGAGAACGCCGCGATTGCGGCTATCCGTCGTAGAAAAGAGCGATCCTCCCCACACAGCCAGGGAAATACGATTTGGATTCGGGAGGTCGCCAAACAGAAAAGGGCCGCTTACAGGCGACCCTTTGTAATTTGATGCTCTGACGCAATTGCGATTAGGTGACTGGCACGTCTGCCCAGAGCTGATTATGTCAGGCGGTTAACGCCCGCCCACTACGGCTGTGCTCACCACAACGGCCAAGGGTTATCAGCGTCTCTAAAGCGCTCGAAAGCACCCACCAATAACTCTTGCCGTTGCGCAGAACGTAAAAAAGCCCCGCGGTTGGTGAGACCGTGGGGCTTTCTTGGAATCCACAAGATGTTTTGCAACTGACCGCTCAACGACAACTGCCGCGAGCATACATGAAAGTTACCAGGTCCACGTGACGTTTGCAAGTCACCTCGTGAATATTTTTACGATTTATCGCATTTACGCCGCTTTATCGAATCTTTTAGCTTCCATTTCATGCCTGATAGCGTGAAATACAGAAGCCTCGAGAAGCTCTCTGCACCACTTAACTCTGGTACGACTGTTTTCGATATGAAGGCCAGTAACGCGAGTAAGGTGGAGAGCGATATCTTGCGAGCATTTGCGCTCGCAGTAGTATTTAATTGCTACATGTCGGATCGGGTTGTTTGGTGCAAAGAGACGGCAGATTACAGTTTCAACCAGGTCGGCATCTTCTTGCTCGTTGGCGCGCTCGAGAAGATTGCTGACTGAGTTCTGCGGGTTAATGATTTGCTTTGCCTTCAAGAACAGGTCATCGCCGCGGTATCCCTGCTGATGTAAGTTCTCCACTACTTCCATAATTCGCTCTGACTCCCTGTCGTTCCACTCCTTACGAATCATCAGCCGCCCTATCACGCTTACCTTGCCGCTGTCGGGCCCAACGTGGCCGCCGTACTTTTCGCCCCACATATCGAGCAGGCAACGCACCCATGCGGACTGCAGCGGAGTAATGAGCTTTACAGGGTGGAGGTATCGCTTCTTCAGGTCTGATTTGCGCATTACCTGCGCCAGCTGTGCGAGTGCGTCAGATTGCATGCTTAACCCCCAGTAGTTTTTCTGTGTTGCGGAGTATTCGGTAGTTGATTTCGAACATGCGGCTCATCTTGAGGATGCGAAGCCTGAGCCATTTTTCTCTGAGGTAGTCGTTCACCATTCGCTATGCTCTCCCGTTCCGCCGCAACGCTGACAGGGCTGCCTGACAATCTCGCCAGTGCCCGCATTGTTGAAAGTCGGTGCAATGCTTACTACCCCGAGGCCAAAGCAGATGCCGCATTTAACCTTTGGAGCAAACTTGTTTTTTGCGGCTCTCTTGCTTACCTCTTGCAATAACTCTTGGAATGTCATGCTGCTTCCCTCTGCTTTACCAATGCGCGCAGCAAAGCCCTGTAATGCGCACGTATCGCATCCAGCTCTTCGCGGGTGTATCGGTGAGGTTCGTTGTTAGATTCGAGCGCTAAGACGCGCTGAAGGCCGATTTTGGTGATGAGGTTGATGCGGTAAGGACCGATAGCGCCGGAGTGATGCACATTGCATGCTGCACACTGGCTGTGTACGTTGTCCTCGTTGAATCGTAACTGTGAAGCCGCTGCCGTTGTCCTGTAGTGCCCGGCGTGATAGCTAACTGCCGTTATGCTGCCGCAGCTGATGCAGATATCCCCATCTCTCGCCCTGATGTAGTCGTTGAATGCCCGCTGGGTCATGTTGATCCAGTGGCTTAACGGTTTAACATCGGCCTTTCGTTTGTTCCATGCCGCACGCTGCTCTTTCTCCAGGCGCTTTTGTTTGCGCTCGGATAGTTGGTTAGCTAGTTGGATGGCACACTTGGGGGAACAGACGGTTTGGAGACTATTGCGGGGGATGAACTTTTCAGGACAGCACTTGCACTTCTTCGGCTTAGGCGGCTTCGGCGTTATGCCTTTAGCCATGCGTTAGCTCCTTCTGTCGCTCGTCTTCGTGCTGGAAGTCGTCACTGTCGATCGGCATCAGGTGTTTAGGAAAGATAAGCGCATATCCAGTTACTACTGAGCCATTTGATAGGTTCATGTTAAGCCCATGCTTAATGACCAGCCATCTTGCAGGCTTTTCGTTGAAGAAAAGGGGCTGGCCGGGAATTCTTACCCACGACTCTGCCGACTCAAGCCTAACAAGTTCAACTGTGTGCCCTATCAAGATCGCGTTTTGTTGCCCAGCAATAACAAGAGCTAGCCCACCTGGTTTTAACTTAGCCATGACCTTCTCCCTCCCATGCAGCCAGCGATGATGATGCTCAGAAGAAATAACCCAATAATGTCGGCGTCAGTCATCTTTCACCTCCATAAACCAGCTTATGGATTTCTTTTTCTGCCGCTTGCCTTGCCTGAACGGCGTGCTGTAACAGCTCAAAAGTTCCGAGATGCCTGCTTTTATAATTGAAAGTGATTTGTGCTACGTATTTCCCAGTCCTGCTGCATATATATATTCCTTTATGTCCTGTTTTATTTGTACATTTTAATGAAGAGTTGACCACGTTACCTTGCGGGCTTACATCTCTAAGGTTTGAGATCCGGTTATCTTTTCTGTCATGGTTTATGTGGTCAATTACCCCATCTGGCCATTTTTTGTGAACGTAAAACCATGCCAGCCTGTGCAGGAAGTATCGCTCCCCATCAATCATGCATTCCAGATAGCCGCATGAGTGCTTTGAGCCTACCTTCATTCCAGCTTGTGCCGGGCCCCAGAGATAAACCCTTCGCACGAACTCACCAGTTTTTTGGTCATAAGTGAACAGATGAGTTAAGCGGTCATGAGTCAATTTCCATTCTTTCGCATTAGTAGCCATTAGTGCAGCCTCCCAAATTGCTCGTCTCCGTACTCATCCATATCGTCAATAATTTCTATTCGAAGACCGGTCCCGCCTAGGTCCATTACAAAGGGGATTCTCTCCTCTCCAGCACTTACAGCCTCAAGGTATCCATGCAGATAACTCAGGAGGTAAAGCATTGGCTCCTCACCTCGCTCCCCGATTGAATCTAAAACATCGGCAAGCTCGTCTGCGCATTGGGTATCAATTGGAAGCATGATTTTCTCCGTAGTGATGTTTGTCTTCAGAGGTGAGGATGGTGTAGCAGCGCTGGCAGCGTTCTTTCATGACAGATACCTCATCACTCGCAGATACGCCTTTCCTCGCGGCCAAACCTTTGCCCTGATTCGGTCGTCGAGCGCGCGCAGAAAAGGTCTCAGTTGGTTGCGGTAATGCCTGCGCCTTATGTTTCGCGCATAGGCATAGTGCTGCCGGTCAATCTCTTTTCGGTGCAGGTGATATAGGTCGTAAACATTTGTACCTTTCATTTGGCCTCCTGCATCACCAGAAAGACAATCATTGCCGCGCGCAATGGGTTGGGATGCGATTCGCAGAGATCGATGTCACTGGCTGGGTAAGCAAGCCAGTCGGCTGGCTGGTCATATTCCATCGGAGCACTGATAGTTATCTTGTTAGCCAAAATTATCGGCCCGGCATCAGCCCATGAGTTGCAGTAATTTTTAGTACCTTTGATACGACCTTTGTCGTCTCGGAAGCTTACGCTGTCGTCCTGATGGATGAACTTTGCATTCCATCCAAGCGCCTCACCTACAGCGGCATTAATTTCGTGGTCTTTCAATTCGCTGTAATTCATCGTGTAAACCTCATTCTGTTCGCCACAGACTCACGAATCCCCTTCAGGTAATCGAAGGTGACTATCTGGCTTTCGGAGAGTTTTGGCTTGGGTTTGCGGCGGGGTGATTTGACGTCGTAGATGGCGTGATTTTCCATTCGCTCAAAGAGCGATTTCTTGCGGCGCATGTCCACCTCTCACGCTGTCCAGCAGGCTCTGAAACTCTGCCATGTTTGGGCTGATGCCGAATCCGACATGTGCCGTTCCAGCGCGATACCGGCAGTCGCTGTAGCTAATGTGAGCCTTAACGATGTGGTGCCCGCCAGTCAGCGTATGAAGCGCCGTGAGCACGTTCTTTTTGGGTGCGCATGCCGAGCGGGATACGCGCTCGAGTATTTCGTATGTGCTGTGCCATTTGCCATCTGCGAGAACTTTGTGAATATCTGCTTTGATTTTGCTCATGCTGATCTCCTGTTCTTTTCTCCCCAGCGCTGCGCCCACTCTAGCTCTAGCCGGGATTCGTCGCTAAACTTCACGTTCTGCTCTGTGCCGAACCAGTAAATCGCCTCGATTACCTCGACCATCTCGCTCACTCGCATCTTGCTTGTCCGTGAGCCGAACATGACGACGCCGCCGCCGATACCGGGTGCGGTGCGCTGCTGTTCGTTTTTGGATTTCGCTACGAGTGCGGTGATGAGATCTTTCCAGTCGTCAGGGCTGTATTTCTGCCCATACCATTCAACCTGTCGGGAGAGGTCATGCAGCAGCGGCCAAAGCTTTCTGTTTTGGTCTGAGCTGCGCTTTCTTTCCTGGATGACTATTTCGAATGGCTTGTCTGGACTGGCGGGGAGTTTCTGGATGGCTTCAATGCAGTTTCGTCGGATGCGGTCATCCCGCAGGAGGAAATTCATCTTCTCCATCGTTGCCACCCCGGATTAGAGTAAGTTTTGGCTTGTCGTCGTGGTCGAAAAGCGTAATGGTCATTTTTCTCTCTTCGAAATTGTGCGTGTATGCGTCACATTGCTTGGCGTCCATAAAGCCGGATACAAAGCTCAGCATATAATTCAACGGGTCTATGCCGGTCCGATACATCATGTCGACAGCTTCGGCGAACTTATCTTCTGCTTTGCTTCGTCTAGTCATCGCGCTTATCTCTCTTCAGTGCGTCGCTCAGGGTTTTGCGGATAGCAGCAGGAAGTGACATGAAGCCTGCGTAACGTGTAGCGATTACAGCAAGGTCATTTGCCAGCTTATCCAGTTCAGCGTCTGATATGACGTGCTCAGGACGTTTGAGGGGGATTACGTTGTTCATTAGCACCACCTTCTGGTTATTGCTCGCTTGTTGTCGCCACCTGATGGGTCATTGGCAACTTTTCCGCTCATCGCATGAGCCCTTGCGTAAAACCACTGCCAGTAATGGTTCATGCTTCCTCCTGCTTGCTGCTTAAGGCTGCCTGCCATGCCCGCCAAGCGGCTCGTATTTGCTTGTCGCAGTAGTCATCGCTTTTGTCGTGGCGCTGCATGTTGGTGAGTGGCGTGCGGTAGTTGATGCAGTACCAGGCCTCGAATTTATGCCGCTCCAGCTCATCTTTGTCGCTCATGATTCCTCCGGTGGTGATGGGAGTGGTTGCCAGTGGGTTATGTAACGGTCCCTGTGAGTTTCGCAGGAAAAATGTCCCCGACTTTCAAACCACGTATGAACAGCCCATGTTGGTATGTCGTCCAATTCGCAATAAGTCAGATACTCATCTGTTTCGGGTGGAGTGCGGTCTTCAATGCTTATCCACTCGCTCATCATTCCTCTCCTCGCTGCTGCCCAATCACCCGATAGGCGATGATGTCAGCGCCGGGTGATAATACCCCATGCTCCCAGACCCACCCTTTCGCCAGCCAAGCGCTACTTACGGTGCCGTTCATGAGCCTTACCTCGACGGCGGGATTTCCCTGCACTGGACACTCACCACCCTTCCAGTCAATCCAGTCGCTCTTACCCTTCTCCTGCTGCTCAAGTACTGGCAGGGCAATCTCAAGGGCTTGCAGGTATCGCTCTTCACGTAAGCTGAGCCATGATGTTTCGCTGCCCAGATAGCGCTTCAGGCTTGATAGCTCCCGGCGTGCTACTTCAGCGGTTAGCTTGTTCATTGGTGACTCCTTGGTTTAGAGGCTTCATGCTCAACAGGACGTAGCCAGGAAGGTAGTTGCCAACGTCTGCGATATGCGTTACCACTCTTTCACACGCATCGCCGGTGTATTCGCCATTCCATTCCATCAGGAGAAGCGTGTCGCCAACGGCATATGCTCGGTCGTTCTTACGAAGCTCCGCAGTCTTGAGTTCGTCTAAAACTGGAATGAAGTGTTGCGGTAAAATTTTCAGTTCGTGCTTCAAAATCCACCTCCACCCTTCTTGCCGCCTTTGTCGGAACGGGAATCGCGCTCGAATTGTGCCAGCTCGATTTCACCGCCTGACTTACCGCATCCAAAGCAGATGAAGTCGTTATTCTGCGGGCGCACCACAAAGGACGGTGTGGTTTCTTCATGGAATGGGCATAACCCGCGATAATTAGCGCCTTGCTGTGTGAGCGCGGTTAGTTTCATTGCGCTGTCGATGATGGACATTTACACGCCCTCCAGTGGAAGTTTTGCCGCGATGCTGGCCACACGCAGAAACTCGCGCATCATGTCCATATCCATCCAGACTTTTTCTGTCAGATGGAATGCCCAGTTGACCAAAACCTCATGGCTGTAAATTCTGTCTACCGAGATTTCATAAAGCGTGTTGCCGGTATTCAGCACGACAAATCCGTCTTCCAGATAAACCTTCTTGGCAAGCTCGGCGCGATGCTCCATGTACTGCTCAAGATGTGTTTTCATCAGAAACCCTCTACCTGTTTGAGTTGTTTGGTTACCTTGCGGGACTTGCGCTCTGCTCGCTCTTCCGCTGCTTGTTTCTGGTCGCAGGGGAAAAGAGCTACGTCTTTCTGGTCAACGTATACCGTTCCTGTTTTTCCGTGTCGGTTCAGGCGGAGGATAAGTTCGGTGAGCGTCGGATCCGCGTTTTCGTCGTAAACACTTTCCTTGTAGATGGCCATCCAGTAGTCACAGTCCTGTTCAATCTGCCCCGTATCGCGCGAATCGCTGGCCATCGGACGCTTGTTGGCTCGCTCTTCGAGGTTACGGTTTAGCTGAGTGAGGAGGACGATTACTGTGTCCAGCTCCTTGGCCAGGTTCTTCAGAGCCTTGGTTATCTTGCCGAACGCCAGCGCATTGGTTTCTGATGCTTCTGTGCTCATCAGGGTCAGGTAGTCGATGCCAATCATGCCGATGCGCTTGTTGTTGCGCTTCAGCTTGCGGCATTCCGCCTGAATGTGGGCCAGCGTCATGCCGGGACTGTCATCAATCCAGATGTTTGGCCGGTCACTCATTCTGGCCATAGCGGCATAAACGCGGTTCCAGTCTTCATCCTCGCTTGGTCCCGATTTCTCCTGCGCGTAAAACATATCGGTGTTGACGTGTGAGGACTGGCCAAGCATACGCTCGAAGATTTGCTCTTCTGGCATCTCAAGGCTGAACATGGCCACTGGCAGGTTTTCGACGTCTGCGACATGCAGAGCCATTTCAGTAAGTACCGTGGTTTTGCCCATTTTTGGCCTTGCGCCAATAACGAACAGGGATCCGCGCATGACATGTTTCGGTGCCAGCATCTTGTCTAGGTCACGAATGCCGGTAGTCAGGCCTCGATGAGCGTCGGGATCGTTAAACCTGTTTTCGACCATCGCTGTCCATTTGGCGGCAATGTCGTCGATGCGGCGAAGTCCCTTTTTGTTGCCGGTCGTGGTGCTGTCTACAGCCTCTGACAGCAATGCCTGAGCTGCTTCAACCTTCTGCTCAGTGGTCATGCCGTTGCGAGAACTGAACAGACTGGCCACCTCGTTTGACTGCCGGATCCACATGCGGTCCGATGCACGGTCTTTCACGACTGAGGCGTAGTTCACGACGTTTGCAGCGCTGGGAGTGTTCTTTGCCATCTCGGCCAGATATGCGAAGCCGCCTAGCTGCTCAAGCTTTCCACTCTGCTCCAGCGATTCTGACAGGGTCAGGATGTCCACCGTGATTTTGCGGCGATTCATCGCCACAGCTTCAGACCAGATTTCCTGATGAGAACGGCTGTAGAAAGCATCTGGTTTCAGTGTGGCCAGCACCATCTGACACTTGTCGCTCTGGCTGTCATTCAGGATGCTTCCAATCACACATTGCTCCGCCTCAACGCTGTTTGGCGGTACGAAGTTATTTCCTGTCATTTGCGCGCTGCTCCTTCACCTTCGTGTAGCACTCATCGGATACCAGATAGTCGAGGTTCTTGGCTGCCCAGAATCCACCTTTGCCGTTTGGACGCTCCTGCATCATCCACGTGCAGTTAGCGGCGATGTATTCCAGGTAGTTCCGCCAGTTGGCGATAGTGAATGGAACGCCCTTCGCTTTCTGGTACTCGCGATTACATTGCTGCCAGAAGTTACGCATCGCTGATTTACGCTTTCCACGAATAACTTCGATGGCCGACATCTCAGGCAGGATTTCGTGGTAGGCATTCACCATTTCTTCGTATGGGGTGCGAATTGCTTTTGGCTTATCAGGATTAGCTGGCTGTCTCGGGATTCTGATTTCCTCATCATCGTCCTGATCGGCGGTTTGAGATGGACACTCAATATCTTTAGATATTGAGTTATTAGTTATTAATTCATTGTTTGTGGCACTTTGATGGCACTCTGTTGGCACAATCTCCTCGCTAGCCCTTGGAGTGAGCGGCATTGCGTTGGCACTCTGTTGGTAATCTGTTGGCACAAAATTCGGCTGATAATCGTCGTATTTTGTGACTGAAACGCGGGTGAATTTTTTATTTGAAATGCGGCTTATCATGCTCAGCTTTTCGAACTTGTTGAGCAGATACTTAATGCGATCACCTGTGATTCCAGTCTCTGAAGCCAGAGTGTTTCGCCCTGTGATGAATTCGCCGCGGTTAACGAGGATTTCACCGAATTCTGTATTCACAGACGCGGGCGCATGGTTCGCTGAGAGGATGATGTGTATCCAGAGGTGAACAGCTTCAGAATCCGTTCTGTAAAAGGGAAGCTCCTTGATTTTGCGGTGCAGCAAGGCATACCCCTTACCGCCATGATGCGGCGTCTCCTGGTTCTTTCTGGCCTCTCTAGCCCGGGCCAGACTCGCTACGTTACTCATTTGCCATTCTCCTTCGCTCTGTGCTCTTCCAGAATGTGCTTCAGCTTCTCAGCTACCTTCGGGTTGAAGCCTTTGCAGAACTCGATACGGGCAAGGTTTTTCTGCATATCTGCCTGGTAAACTGTGTGTTTCTTTGGCATAATTACTCCTGTGATTTGTCCTACATTTCGCACTAGGCCTCGAAGCTGTTCGCGCAGCTCGGGGCTTTTTCTTTGGTTATTTCCAGCTGCAACTTCGCGAATTCCATCGCTACCGTCATCAGCCATCGGTACTGCTCCAGAGGCATCTTCTTTTCCCCTTGCATCACAAAATCCTCTACGCCACTTGCGGCGAGAGTTTCCATTAGCTCTGGGTACTTTTCCGTCCGACGAAGAACGGTTGAATCAGCGACGTTGAGCATCTTCGCTACAACGGTTTGACGAGTGTTGGTTAATGCCTGGTGTGCGGTTGCCAGTAGGTGACGACCGATAAACGCAATGTGTGATTTGCGTGGATTTGCCTGTTCCATTTTATATTATTTCTCTTGTTGATTAATTGGTTGCGTGGTTAACCCGTGGGGTTTCCACAATGGGCTCCTGCATTTCGGCGGGAGCGGCGGCGATTTTTTAAAGAGCGGTGTTACTTAAGCGGCTTTGCTTTTAAGTTCAGCGAAAACCAGCTTTTCTTTGGATACTGACTTGATGCGCTTAAAAAGCTTGGTTCCCTTTTCGATACTCTCAGCCATCTGGGGAGATGCGCGACGATATCCATATGCGATCTGGTCGAGATAGCCAGTGGACGTCTTAGCGAGCTGAGCGAGTTGGGACCAATCATCTTTAGTGGCTTCCTGACGCCAGCGAAGAAGATCGTTAATCATTCGCTTTACCCTTTTTGTTGAAGATTAATCAAAGTTTATCTTAATGATAAATTATGCGCAAGCTGATTTATCAATCTGCATATTTATCATTTTGCTAAGCGGTGAGATCATTTAAGGTATGGAAACTAAAGACATAAGACGCAGCAATCTGCGCACTCTGCTGGATGAGTACGTCTCGCAGGGTCTGACAAAGGCCGAATTCGCTGAGAAACTTGGCATCACTGCTAGTCAGTTAAGCCAGGTTACTTCCCTTAAACATGTCCGCAATATAGGAGATACGCTCGCGCGTCGGACGGAAGTGTCTTTTGGTTTACCTAAAGGTTGGATGGATACTATTCAGGCCGGGTCTGTAGACAAACCAGGCAAAACTGAGCACGCTAACAATTACAGCTTGCAAAATCTTTCAAGAAACTATACTGATCATACATACAGGATAGAGCAACTTGATGTGGAGCTCAGTTGTGGTGGAGGCAGGATGAATAGTGAATATCCAGACATAATTCAATCAATTGAAGTTGACCCTGAATATGCAAAGCGCATGTTTGGTGGCAGACCGGCATCTTCTCTAAAGATAACGACTGCTGTAGGTGACAGCATGAGGGGATCCGTGGAGCCAGGGGAATTAGTGGTCTTGGATGTCACTGTTAGCCGCTTCGTAAGTGATGGCATCTATGCGTTCTCTTATGGCGATAGCGTGCACATTAAACGCCTCCAGAAGCTTAAGGACAGGCTCGTAGTCATCAGCGACAACAAAACGTATGAGAAGTGGGAAATTGATTCAAGCGAAGAGGATCAGCTCCACATTCAGGGATTTGTTGTTGGCAAATGGGAAATGAATTACACCCGCCTCGGCTAGAAAAGCCTACCCGTCACCCGAAGAAACCAGCCGCGAGCTGGTTTTTTTTCGCCTCAAGTAAATTTGATAAATTTTTTTATCCTTACCAGACAATAATTTATCTAGTTTTAACCCCTTACTGATAAATTATTTATCATCCTGCTATTTACCAATCTTTATCTTTGAGATAAATTAAATCCCATCAGCAGGACGCAACGCAGTACACGGCAAGATGCCGACGCTCTTTAACATTGATGGGGTTTGTCTCCGCCGAAATGCGGGGAACCAAAGTGCAGTTGGCTTTGGGATTGGATGAATGCGCAGGCTGATGCGTTAACGGTAGCGCTTGATAGCGGTGTGAAATGTCGGCGAGAAAACACGACGGGATATGGGTTGGTATAGCGGCCGCTCCCGGCAGCCAACCAAAATAACCGATACCGCAATGCCGGAGATCAGCACCGGCCATCCAATCACCTAAGCCAATTACCGGAGGTACACCATGACAGTAGTCATCACCTATCTGGCTTCCGATAACGCCAGAAATCGTCGCAGAGCGCGTCGTGCTGAAGCGCAATCGCAAGTCGATGCAGATTCACGCCTGGCTCGAAAAATCGCAGTAGCAGGCTCTGGCTGCAGCTTAAACGTAGCCCGAGCTACATCAGCGCCGAGTCTGCGTGAGAAGCATGAGAGTACATCGCAGTGCCTGCCGCAAGTTGCCTTGTATCAGGCGGGGCATCGCAAGGTTCGCAAGGAAGCAGTTCACATCACTAAGTGAGGCCATATGAAGCAACTTACAGACGAAATGGTTAAGAAAGTAATCCGTGATTGTGAGTCTGCAGTTCGCAGCGCCAGACTTGCAGAGGCCGCGGCTAAGTTAAAGCATTCAGAGGCTATTGCAGAGCTAATACAACGTGGTTACCAGGTACGCATAACGTTTTAGTGCTGCTGGCTATCGCAAATCTAAAGACATCGTAACGGCGAGGTAGAGATGGCAAAGAAATTTGGGCCAAGCAGGACATCGCAAGGCGTAGAAGGCGGAGTGAGCATGAGAGATGCGAATATTTCCTATGCTCGGGGTGGTGATGAAGGAACAGAATCTCAGCAGGTTAACGATTACTTAGCAAGTCGAAGAAGCGCCGAATTTGTGGGCAACGGATTGGTAAAAATGAAGCTAACCCGAAACCAGCGACGACTTGCCAAGAAGCTGGGGATTGTAATTGAACAAATTGACAAGGCTGCCTAACCCGCGGACTTTTTACTGGAGCCAACATGAGCAACTCAGACTGGATTATCGGCTGGATAGTGATAGCCGGGCTTATGTTGGCTGGTTATTTAGCGAGGGGGTGAGATGAGTACAGGCATAGGAAAACACAAGTTCAGCACCAGTAACGGCAGCATCTGGAGTCCTGATGAAGCCATCTGCCCATACTGCAACTATGAGCACTGCGAAGCCGACCATTGTGATGTAGGAATTGGGTTGGTTCAGTGCGGCCCATATCACTGCCCTGTCTGCGAGGCATCGGAAATAAGCAGCCTTGATACCCGCGAGCTTACCGAAAGGGAAAAAGAGACCGGATGGTTTGAGCCGGGAAGCCCTGTTAGCGATGTAGCTAACACAGTTAATGGCCGACTCGTTGATCATCGTGAGGCTAAAGAATATTACGACATTGGCCTGCTGGATAAGAAAGCGCTGGGCCAGTAACCGCAAGGAGAGATATATGGCTTCGAGACTGGAAATTACAGAAGAGAAACCGGTATGGCTGACTATGACCAATGAAAACCTGACGGATGGTCGAGGTGAGCAGGTAGTGCTTCACGTGTGCTGGCATGAAGAGACAGCTACTCGGCTAGGAAAAGGTAAATACGTTATGGGTAGCGACTGTCCAGTGCAGCGAGCATGGGCAGTGAAGGTAAATGGAAGGTGGCACGTTCCAGCGAGAATTGAGATTGAAAATGCCACCGACAAACTGGTGCGCGCCGCTAACGAGGAGCGCAAAAGAGTCATCGGAAAAATGCGCGAAGCGGGGTTTACCGAGGAAGAAATTGGAGCCTTACAACAACGATAGCAGCGCAATGCCTTCACTGAGGGCATTTCGGTGCTAGTCACCACCGCACATCGGTGCGAGATAACTACGACACACTCCTTGCCAGCCTAGCGCTGGCTTTTTTATGCACTGACACCAACCAAATTTAAGGATTAGCCATGCAACAGTACGCCGTTGCAGGGTGGCCCGTTGCTGGCTGCTCTGAATCATTACTCGAAACCATTACCCGCCGCCTCCGCACTGGCTGGCGCACCCTTATCGACACCCTGAATCAGAGAGGCCAGCCATGAAGATTCGCTATTTCCAGAAAGCGCAGGAGCTTTCACGAGAGGCCCATCTGTTCGGCGACAGCGCCAAGTGGGCTATGGCAATGCTGCTGTTACGGAGAGCGCACCAGTGAAACTTTCATGGCGAGCCAAACAGGAAGTCGAAGAGATTATCAAAAACCTCTCTGAGACCGATTTAGAGCGCATCGGCGATGAAGTCGACGCAATGATGGACCAGCACAAGATTAACCCGCTGATGACCGCGCTGTGCTCGTTCCTGCCGAAGCATTTCGATTACCCCGCTGTTGAGCTGGTCGACGAAGACGACGAGCAGTACGAAGCCGCCGAGCATTTCCTGCGTGATGCGCTGGTGAAAGTGGCTAAGCGGGACATGGCGATCGCCATCTGGAAAAGCCGAAACAGTTTCGACGAGGTGGCGTGATGGCAAGAAGGAACCTGCTGCATAAATCGAAGCTTCAGGCGCTCAAAGACTGGATGACAGCGGAAGGGATTGAATGGCGTGACGGCAAGGGCGGCTATCAGGTTATCCAGATAAAAAGCCGCAATGGATGGTCGGCCATTTACGACAGCGACAAAGATCGTCGTGAACATTACACCGTTCAGCATGACTTACAGGGCGTTGTATGGCGATTTCTGAAGGAGTGGATTTAATGGAGTGTGGCATCTATTACGACATCAGCAACGAGGATTATCACGCTGACCCAGCTATTGGCTCTACGTCAGTAAAGGCGATGAGTGTTAGCCCGGCAAACCTCTACTTCAACCCATTCAAGGGAAGCAAATCGGCTCACATCGGAACGGCAATTCATGCTGCCCTGCTAGAGCCTCAGTTGTTCAAAAGCCAGTTCCTGATGCTGTCTGCTGCTTCAGACAGGCGGTCTAAGGAATACCAGGACGCGCTGAATCAGTATGAGTGCGACCGCATACTGGTAGGTCAGGAGGTGGATACGGTTTCAAGGATGATAGAAACAGCGCGCATGAATGAAGACTTTGTCGACTACATGCGCTCGGCAGGGAAGTCTGAGGTATCGATGTTCGCGACCTGCAACATCACAGGTCTGCAGCTGAAATGCAGGTTCGACAGGCTGTCTGACAGCTACCCCTACCCGCTTGATGTGAAAAGCTGCAATGACGCCTCGCCAAGAGGATTTAGCCAGGCATTCGGCAAGTTTCACTACCACATACAGGCGGCTTTTTACTTACACGTTCTCAAGCTGGTTACCGGGAAAACTGTGGACCAGTTTTGCTTCTTCGCTATCGAGAACAAGCCGCCATATCGGAACTGCATGTATTACATCGGCGAAGAGTCGCTGGATGCCGGCCGGAAGGCGATGTTTGCAGCTCTGGAAAAGATAGCCGAGTGCCTTGAGAACGAAGCAATAAAAACTGAGGGGATTGTGCTGCCATCTGCAGAGATAAACATCCCGTCATATCTATTTGATGAAGAATTCAATGATGAGGTATTTCTGTGATGGACCTTTCAAGAACCATTATCCCCAAGTCTGACCAAATAAACTTTGAAGATGTTCAGACTAACAGCATTACGGCGCTTATTAAGTCTGTCCGCGCCGGCAACAAAGAGCAGCCGGTTTTCATCGACCTAGAAGGATATGAAGGTCGACCCTATAAGCCTTCCCTTTCTATGCGACGCGTACTCGTTGGCGGATGGGGTAATGACGGGAAAGACTGGGTTGGTAAATACCTGACTCTGGTAGGCGATCCGAACGTTAAATTCGGCGGCGTTAAGGTGGGAGGCATCAAGGTGAAGGCCATGAGCGGCATAGATGCCAACTTCTCTATGATGCTTTCAGTCTCCCGAGGTAAGCGCGTTGAGCACTTCGTAGAGAAGCTTTCACTAGACCCGCTGACGTGGTTCACAGCTAATGCAGGCAGCATGGACATGACAAAGCTTAAAACCGCTTACGAGCGCGCTAAATCCGCCCTGTCAGGTAACGCTGATAGCCTCAGCAAACTCGACGAGGTGTTCAGCCTTCGCAGCTCAGAACTAACCGGCCAGCAGTAAGGAGTGCAATGCAAACTCCCGACTTCAAACGCCGGGGCAACCAGATAAGCCTCGGCCGCCGATGGACATATGTAGAAATCGGCCTGTTAAAAGACCTCGCAGCTACCACCCCACCAAAACTCATAGCCCGACAACTTAATCGCTCATACGAATCGGTGCGCCGCATGGCGTATCAGTGTCGGCTGTCTTTTCGGGAAGAGCGGAAGAAGGCTCGCTAACTATTTCGCCGCTCAGCGGCACAGGAGATAAAGATGAATTACAGCGAAATGTCAGATTTCGAAATCAATTGCGCCGTGGCAGAGGCTATTGGCCAAAAGCGCATGCCTGGCATGGGGTGGGAAGGCGCTCAGGACAAGCCATACACTGTTGCTATCTGTGGCGGGCCAAAGCGATTCGGGGCTTTTGCTCCATGCAGCTCATGGGATGATGCCGGGCCGATTATTCAAAAATACGGAATTGCCATTGCATTTGATGAGTTTGAGCAGGAGTGGGTAGCTTTCTCAGAATTCAGATTCGATAAGGCTGGGTGGGACATGGAAGTTGAGCCTAAAAAGTATCATCACAATAAAGACCCCCTTCGTGCGGCAATGATTGTCTTCCTAATGATGCAGGAGGCCAAATGATGCAGTTTACGGAAGAGCAGAAAGCGGCGCTGATTGAATTTAACCGCGCCATCATTAAGCAGCATGAATCCTATGCTGTGCCGGAATCAGACTGGCCGGATGAGGTTCGCCTGCTGGTTTCGTCGGCACGCATAGCCCTCGGGGCGCTGACGGCGGAGCCTGAATATACGCGCTATGACTGCGGCTTAACTATTTCGCCGCTCAGTGGCACAGGAGATAAAGATGAGTGAAGTTAAACGGCATTCGGTTAGCGGTTATGGTCGACAGGATATTTGCTACAACGACCCTGAAGGAGAGTTTGTTTATTACGAAGACTACGCCGCCCTACAGCAAAAGCTTAATGCGCTGGCGGCGGAGAATGCCCGGGTACTCGAAGACTATCGCGATATACCGGAAATGCGTCGTATTGGTGCGCCGTTGACCCCGGAGACCGACGCCTACCTCAACTCTGTGCGGGCTGAGGGTGTGGAGATGTTTGGCGATAGCAATATGTGCCCGGAAGAAATGTGCTACGCCGTAAATGAGTTTGCCGCACAACTCCGCAGCGACACGGGGAAAGGAGAGAGCTGTGAGTGATATTCAGGAACTGAAGCCATGTCCATTCTGTGGCAGTGAATGCGACCCTAATGGATGGAAAGGAATGGGAAATGGAGGCCTGATGAGCGGGCCAGAATGCGCAAAATGTGGCGCAACTGCCGAAAGCGTTGAGTCATGGAACAGGCGCGTAGTGGCTGAACAAGCTGTACCAGATGGATATATGCTTGTTCCTGTTGTTCCGACAGAGCAAATGATTATTCATGGATTTGAGTCCGATCCTGACGAGTCTTTTAGCACCGACGAAGAATGGGAAGCATACGAAGCAATGAGCGGATGTCAGCAGGCCGCACATAGGGCAAAGCTTTGTTATGCAGCAATGTTGGCAGCAGCGCCTGAACTCACCTCAGATTGACCCCTTCCCCGCCCTGATATACTGTTTATGTAAACAGTATTAAGGCGGATATATGCGCACATTCATAAGCGGCGTTGCGTTCTATATGCTCGATGAAGGCGAGCGGCTGACTAGGGCTCAGGTCTACAGCAATCAGCACACATGCGGCTATGTAATCTGGCCGCGTGAGGGGAAGTGGGACGTGCGTAAAATGGGCTTGCGGGGATGGGAGAAGATAAGCGACAAGCTATTCGACACGGAAAACGAGGCTTTGGTTTTCGCCTATGACAAGTATTGCAGGGATGAAGATATTAAGAGCCGGGCATGGCTCTCGAAATGACCGCCCAAGTGGCGGTTTTTTTACGCCTACGATTTGGAGATAACCATGAACTTTCCAGATATTGCAGATGAAGCAGCAGAACGCGAGCAGCAGCTGATAGCAGTGGCGCTGGCGAACCGGCCAAAGCCGAGCATGACCTTTACCGGCGTATGCCATAACGGTGACTGCGGCGAGAAGATAACGAAGGGATTCTTTTGCTGTGCAGAGTGCCGTGAGGACTTTGAGCGAGTGCAGTGGGCGCAGAGCCAAAGGAGCGTTGCATGAGTATTGAATGGAATGGGGAAGGTTTGCCACCGCTGGGATGCGTATGTGAGATTGCACCACCAATACATGATGCGGGTACAAAAGTTCGCGTGCTATGCCATGACGAGAACGCGGCTGTATGTCGCATTCTAGAAGGTGATCGACTGCATTCGCTTTGCCAATTAGAAGTGGCGGAGATTCGACCCGTTAGAACCGAAGCAACGCGCAAGCGTGATGAGACAATAGCAGACCTTCAGAATGCTTTAGGTCATGCGCACGGACTCTTCGACCTTGTGCTGCTCTATAAAGCGCTAACGTCAGGCAGAATTCGTCACATCACCCTGAAGTAACCCCACCAACCCTATTCACTATCGCGCTCTGCGTGAGGAGTTGTTATGTCTGAATATAGGTGCTGCCGCTGCAAAGCTGAACTTGATGGCTACAGCGCATATGAATATCGCGGCTTCGTGGCATGTGAAACTCATTTCGACGAGGTGATTCAACTTGTCGATGCTAAGCGTTCTGACCTCATTGAGCGTGAAGCGTCTCGCCTTAAGCCGCTGGCCGGTCTCGACATCCATCCGGACTCACCAATTGGACAGGTTAATCGTCGGATATTGGGGGGCGTAATAGAAGCTGTAGCCAAAGAGCACCCTATCGAAGCGGAGTACCGCAAGGGCATTCTGTGAACACCATCTGCGACATATCCCCCGGCGAGTTCTTTATATGGCTTGCCGTTTTTATTTGCATCGTGCTGGTCTGGAACTGGCCGTATAAGGAGTAGAGAATGGAACGCCTGTTAAGCGTAAAAGCAGTATGCACGGCACTCGATATGCACCGTGCGACGCTGTATCGAAAAATTAAAGCGGGAGAGATTCCGCAGCCACTCAAGGATGGCCCACGCTCAAAATGGCCGGAGTCAGAAATTCAGCCTTATATAGAGCGCCTTAAGACCCAGCGTGCGGCATGAAGCCGCACAGCCAGTCATCATACACCTGCATCATCTCTCTTCTTTCTTTCATGTACTCGGCGTGGTTATAGGCTGCAACAACGCGGTTAGATTCTGCATGTGCCAGTTGCTTCTCTATAACCTCACGCCTGAACCCCATTTCATAAAGCGTTGTCGATGCTGTCGCGCGAAAGTCATGGCTGGTTATATGCTTTGGCGGAAAGCCGAGATATTCAATTGCCCGGTTGATCGTGCTGTCACTCAGAGATTCCTGCGGCTTGTAAACGCCTGGCATCATCAGAGGATTATCCCCGCATACAGCCTTGAGCTGCTGCATAAGCCGCTTTGAGGTAGAGGTTAATGGGACGGAATGTGAACGCTTCATCTTCATGCGCTCTGCCGGTATCACCCATAAATCATCATCAAAGTTTACTTCATTCCATCTGCCGCGCCGCAACTCTCCCTGTCGTACAAAGGTAAACGGAAGGAGCATGAGAGCTATCCGGGTTTGTGGGTAGCCGGGAAAGTCAGCAAGAGCAGAGAAATACTGCCGGAGCTCATCGGCGGACAGGCAGCGAGAGTTTTTTGTTTTCGGGGGAATGACTGCACCTTTCAGTGCTGCAGCCGGGTCTGTATCTGCCCTGAGAGTTGCGACGGCATAACAGAAGATAGCCGAGCACCATTGCCTCACCTTTAACGCCGAAGATGCCGATCCACGCTTTTCCATGTCCTTTAGCACGACAAGTATCTCATGTGCTGTAACGTCACGGACGGGTTTCTTGCCGAATACCGGATAACAGTTAATGGAGAGAAAGGACTCAACCTGCTCGCATGTTCCGGCAGTCCATGTAGGACGCTTGCGCTCAATCCACTCTTTGGCAACCAGTTCGAACGTATTCGCAGCCTCTGCCAGATTCTGTTGCTTCTCTTTTTTCCTGGCTTCGGTAGGGTTTATTCCGCGCTTAACCTGCTCCCTTGCCCACTCGCGTTCTTTACGTGCATCGGAAAGAGAAACGGAGGGGTATTCGCCGATTGTGTAACGGCCGTCTTTGGTTGGGGTAAGCCAGTAACGATAGCGCCAGAACTTTGCGCCGGTTGGCCTGACCTCAAGATAGAGTCCCTGCCCGTCCTGTAGTGTGTAAGGCTTATCCTGCGCCCTGGCGTTTTTTACTTTGGTGTCTGTGAGTGGCAT